AGTGGTTTGCCAACCATTATGGGATATTTCTAAAACTACCCCATCAGACCATCTATCTTTTACTATTTCTATTTTCTTTGTTTTCATATCTTTTCTTCCCACATCTCATACAGTAATATTTTACATATCGTTTCTCATAATACTGGGCTTTCCTTCTCCCACCTTTCTTAGAAAAGATTGCCCTACGAGGTCTCTGTTTAAACTCAGACCAATGAACAGCTACCCATTCATGATATCCAAGCTTACATTTAAATGTCTCCAGTAGTCCTTTCCCTTTTCTTAGAATCCGCATCTGGATTAGTGCTCTTCTTAAATTGTTCATCCAATTTTTTACCATATACCTCATCATATTGTTTACGTTGTTCTCTTGTAAATTCTGTACATCTTTGTCTTTCAACATCACATTTAAATAAGGCTCTACCTGAAGAAAGACCGTCCCTTTGTACTACCATCTCAACTCGAAGTATATTATCTTTTTCTTCTTGCTCGGTAGAATTAAGACCCACAATAACTTGAGCATTACGAACAATAGCAATTGAACCAGAGATATCATTTTCATCATATCTAGTAAGTCTATGCTTCTTACCTTCACGAGTAATATGATGTGCAGTCCATATGATATCAAGATGTAACTCTTCTGCCAAGTTTTGCAAATCTACATATACATTAGAAATCCTTTCGAAATCCTCTCGGTCTCCAGCTATTGAGGCAAGCTTACCTGCATAATCTACCATTAATACTCTAATATCGATGCCTTGATTACGCAATTGAACTATCCTCTCTTTTATGTAAGTTGTATTAGTAATCATTGCAGGTACCCTCTCAACCACCAATTCAACCCCAAATCTTGCAAGCTTTCTTAAATGTTTAGCTTCAAGTTTATCATACTCACCTGAGTATAATTCCTTTTTGGTTTTATTGATACTAGATTGAATAAATCTGTCCATGATTTGGTCTTTACCATTCTCGGTATCTACGTATAATACGGATTTCTTCATTCGAAGATAACCTCGGGCAAGATTTACCATGAAGAAGGTTTTCTTTGCTTTAGGTTTATCCAATATTACATTAATAGAATGTTCGGGATAACCTCCTGCATTAGTAAGGTCATTTAATTGCCTAAAGGGACAGGGTATTACCGAGGGTTCTGATTGTCTTTTAAACTGTCTCTCTGTAATATCTCGAATCATGTATATAGGTTCGTCCTCTTTCTTTGGTTTACTTTTCTGAAGTACTTTTTCAATCTTCCTTGAATACTCTTCATATTGTTCGAAGTTATCTAAATCAAAAGAGTCATTCAGGTTCTTCATTTCAACATAGGTAGAGAACTGGTAAATCTTTTCCTTGATATAATCTGCATCCGATAAGGGAATGTGATATAAATTGCTTATTAACTTATTGATATTAGGGATGTCATCCTTAGTTACCAAATCAATGTATGCCTTTGATTCTAGCAATTCTTTTAATACTTCTTTTAATACATTCTCTGAAGGCATCTTACCTTGCTTCTTAAAGTATTTTGATATACCCTCAAATATAAGGGCATGCTCAATAAGAACCAGGTAATTAGCTTTAATCCTTTTTAGGACTAGACCTCCTTCCTTATCTCTTAAAACAAACCGGAGTATCTCAAGTTGGAAATCCGGTGTGAAACTAAATTTGATGTTGTCTTTAAATTTCTTCATATCTATATTGCAATATTATATAAACTAATAGATTTTGATAGTACCGAGATAGTTCTGAGTATGTTGACAACTAACTAGAAACTACTAATCCACTACCTTAAGCTCCCGAATATTTAATATTATTATTTTATATAAGAAAAAATACTTATATTTGCATAACGAATATTTAAAAACATGGGAAAAAGTAAAGGAAATAATGGCTCAGAGCTTCATCGATTAAAACCTATGCAAGAATATGATGAAGCTACTTTCAACAGACTTTATAAAGTCTGTAAGCCAGTGATTAGGAATCTTACCAGACAGATTGATTATAAAAGGTTTAATCTTACACCCGATATAATTCAGTCTTATTTCTGGGACAAGATGTTATTTGTTTTTAATAAATACTATGGTGAATGTACTGAAGAACATCTCAAAGCAAGGATTCTTGCTTCCTTGAGTACATTTAAAAATAAATTGCTTCGTTCTGCATACGGAGAACAAGCAGAGTATAATCAAAGCCTCTTTAAACTGGATGATTTATTCGATAATGACAAAGAACTAGAAGATGATAGTGAAGAAGAGAAAGCTAAATCCGAAATGATAGATATGATGTATACTTATATGAAAGATAAACTTTCTCCGGATGCTTATCTTTTATTCGAAGTATTAATTACTCCTCCCCCCTTCATTAAAGAGAGACTCGGAAATAGTACAAGGATTACTAATATAATGATCATAGAATTTTTCGAAATGCCTAAGACTAATGAATCCATGAGATATATTTCTGAACTTAGACAGGATATACAGTATTGGGAAGATAGAGCTAAAGAAGAACTTAGATATTAACACAAAAGAAAAGGGACGTTTCCCAACGTCCCTTTCCGAGTGTTTACTCTAAACAAACTATGCAAAACAAAAACAAAACAAGAGTTTACTTAGACAATACAAATAATACACATGAGTTATATTAACAACTAATTACGACCTATGATATTTTTTGAATATATCTTAAAGTAATAGTCGGTGGTAACTTTTCGATAGTCAAGGTATCTACCGAAGTCTCTTGTAGGAAAGATTCCCCTATTAAATTCCAACTTACTACAATAGCACCATCTTGAATATCCTTGGTGGGAGTCCCTCTACCGAAGTCTCCATTTAAACCCGTTTCTCTATTAAAGAAAGATTGGGGTCTAACATTCTCCCAGTTATTGGCATTATCCTGTTTACCTTTAGATACACCGAGAGCATGCCTATGTCTTGGTAAATCATCGCCTTTCAATTTAATAACAAAGTTACCTTTAGTGGGAGTATAGAAATCCCCAATATTCTGTAGCATCATCTCGTCTCCAATTTGAATACCTCCGGCCTGATATCCTATTACTATCCTACCTGAAGCCTTTGTATATTCAGCCCATCCTTCAGGGATTACATCGGTTTCCCATAAAATTATTGAACCTATGGGTAAACTAGCAGTATTCAAAGAATCAGAGAATTCCTTTCTGAGAGCTTCTAGTTGCCCATCAATGTATTGCTTAATATTCAATAGATTCCCATTTTCATCCTCTACCGGAAACCCAGTATTCATTTTCTCTACTTTAGTTATGGATTCTTTCATCATACTGTGAGTAGCAGTAGTATATGGGATCTCCTGGAATTTGCCCTGATAGGGTACAATAGCAAAGTTCTCATTCCTTTTAGTCATAGCATCTGTACCCTTACCATATATCCCAATAAGAACAACAGAATTCTTATTGTTAGAATAATAAGGGCAAGCAGTCTCTACCATCTCTAGAAGATTACTAAGAGTCATGCTATAATCCGAATAAATATCATTATTAAGTACATTGGGATTACGATTCTCTTCAGAAATTGGGTAGTATATATCTAGAGATTTTTTATATAACTCATAGAAACTTTCTGAAGATTCATTCCAATAAGCTACAAAATCTACTGGATTATCTACGGGTTCGGAGATAGTAGTGTGTACTGCAAACAGTAATACTTCATCGGTGGACCCTTGGGTTCCCTGAATATTCTCGATGGTCAATGTTTGTTCATCAGAGATAAATATATAGCCATCTCTTGAAATACACCCAAAATTTATATCTGGTAATTCTCCATCTTCAGAATCTTTAGACATATACCTTGCTGTAATCCTATCCTTAATTACATTAGCAAATTTACTACCAGAAACTCCCTGAGGAGAAACAACCAATTTATTACCATTTATGGTGGCTGAGCCAAATCCACAGAATGGCCCCAAACCAGAAGGGGCAGCAATTGCTTCGGCTGCTTCCTTAGATTTGATTATACCTTCATACTTAAAGTACGTTTTCATTGTTCTTTGTATTTTTAAAGTTATTCTTTTGTTCTACCATATCCCTGAAAGCTTCTCCGAGTTCATTAAATTTGAGAGTTAACAGCTTAAAGATTATCTTCCAGATACTATATTGTTTTTTAATGCCATGTATTTCACATATATGCCCATAGATACTATCTATTTCGAAGCAATAGCATAATATCATTATAGTAATGGATACTCCTATGGGATCTACTCCATAGGGTTCTCCAATAGCTTTCCCAATTACAGCCCCAAGTAAGATATAACAAATATAATCAACCAGCTTATTTAGGGTTCTCCTACCGGCCCTTGACTTTCGAATGACTATATCTTGTACTCTACTTGCAGATATACCAAACCATAAATCTGAAAGTATCAATATTATGGCAAGTAATATCATCCACCTAAGGTCATAAATAATTTGGGTACATTCTCCAAATAAACCAATCATTGAAGTCTTGAACAGAGATTGAGTAGTAGTCTCTGTTACATTGTCTATTGCACTCTTTATCATACTTCTTCAATTTTCCACATTTGATTACTATAAGTGGTAATGGTAAATGTCTTCTCAGAAGTGTCATCTGATTCCCATTCCAACTTTTGAGGATTAACGCTTAATAAGTCAGCATCTACTACCGTAAACTTAGCCCGTACCGAAGTATCGGCAACTGATTCAAAAATGTATTCTCCAGCGGTAGCCGTAGTAAATTCATATCCGGCTCCACCAGCATCAAAAGTAGTTACTTTGCCAACTTGTCTAACTCTACTATCGAATTCAGCTTTATTAGAACTACACCTAATTAAACAATATACTTGTTTAATGGTACCCTTTAATTCGGCATAACTTGGGTCAACGGTTAATTCTATAATAGTAGGGTAATCTTCCAATATTACTTGACACCTTAATGAAGAACCATCATCTGCCACAAAAGTATAAGTACCTGCTTTAGTTAATACAATCTCGGATTCAAGATTATAGGTTTCCCCAGTTTCATCACAAGTTGCAGTACCACTTACATTGACCCCGTTTTTCATTTCTTCAAGGCTAAATTTACAAGCTGATACTTCATCCAATAACTGATATACTGCATAAGTATCATCAATTTGGCTTTCGGGTAATGACCAGTTAGGTTCTTTCCACTTTGAATCTGAAGGATCTGAAGGAACTATCTTTAGTTTGTTCTGATATACAACTGGGGTATTCTTAACTACCCAAGTAGTCTTTGCAGTTGGGTAGGCTACAGATTGGAAAGTATAAGTACCTGCTCTATTAGTAGTATATACATACCCATTTTTAGCATTGAAGGTTTCCCCAGTTTCTACTACTTTAACTCGGTAATCATCACCATTACCCGAAATACATTGTATTATTACGGTAGTTTTTGCAGAACCGTTATATAGAGTAGATGTAGATGGATTAATACTGATCCTATATATAGCAGTTTTACCTGAAACTACTTCAAAGATACCCACACCTTCATCAGTTTCTCTTTTATCTAAAGTACATTTGAATTTATAAGTACCATAGCTGTTAGCAATAAATTTATCCCCATTCTTGAAAGTCTTAGGATTACCTATTAACCTACAATATAATTCTCCAGTAAATGACTCTGGGTAATTTGAAGTTATGGTTAAAGTAGTAACTGCATCCTTCATAGTTTGATTATTTCCAACTCTAAATTCGGAAGGGGTACATCTTACCTTATAAGTAACTTCTTCTTGGGTTACTACAAATGATGTTTGTTTTACAGGAAATTCCACAATCTCAAAAAAGTAAGTACCGGGTTTTGTAAATTCCCAAGTTGAGCCCGATATTTTTACTTGATCGGTGCCCACTAATCGAACATTACAAAGTTTCTCTGTCCCTTTATAGGATACTCTAGCTATCACCCTTGTACTAACCTTTAAAGTAGTTGGGGTTATTTTACCAGTTATGGGCTCACAAGAAATAATATATGAACGGTTATAAGTTTCCTGCCTTACGGTAATTTGGGTTATCTTAGAATTATCCCCAACGCTTCGAAAGTAATAAGTACCAGCCCTTGGAATATTAAATACCGAACCACTTTCATGTTTAGTATAACCCCAGTTAATTCTATCACTCGATATTTGATATCTCAAATCTGCATTCACCCAATCTGAGGTTACAGTTACCAATACTGGTACTTCATATACTTCTGAAGTAACTAAGTTGGGTTGGTCTGGGTTTACCAACTCGGCCTTAATCGAATACCCATCATTTACTACAAAACCGTAATCTATAGTGAAGGATACATGATAAGGTATGAATCTAGTAAAGAAACTTTCTACGGCTTCCCTAAATTTTTTAAAAGCCTCAGAATTAGAAGTATACCCATGACCAGTAAGTTTAAAACTTACGGAAATACATTGAGAACAATCAAAGGTGTTATCAAAGGTATATTTACTATCGTACTGATAGTATTGGTCAAAGTGGGGATGACCTTTTATCCAACCATCATAACTATCAGCCTTTGCAGGGTCAGTTACTACGCAGGTTAACCCATACAGCCTCATCATTATTTCGAAGAACTCAGAGGTACCTCTTATTTTAAAAAGAGATATCGAATACTTCAGGATGTTTCTTACTTGAGTACTGGTTAAAGTAAAGGGTCCCTCCTTTGGTATTATCCAAAGCTTAGATAACTCTTGGAGTTTATCATCGGAGTAGAACCCATTAAAGTACTCTGCCCATTTCTGTGCATCTATCGTGTTCCCATAAGCAAAGGGCATTTCTCCAAGAAATTGCCAAAGGAAATTGAGATACATATCTGGGGTTTTATCTATATCGATAATATCCAATATATTCTCAATATCCTTTGTAATATAATCTTCAAAATGCTCTCCACAAATTTCTAGAAACCTCTCTAAGATGCCTTTATCATTTACCTTATAAGTATCTTGGTCTTTATATTCAAAAGGTAAAAAGTCGATTAAATTTTTGAGGTTTATCATACAATTTCGTTAACGGTTAATGTTAATTGTGAAGCATTCTCGAATACTGGTAAGTTGAAACCTGGATCTTCATAGTCATGGTTTGGTTCAGATACGGTAATAGAATATCTATATCCAGATTGATAACTATTGTTCTGTATATCCAAAGAGAAATCAAAACCATTAGCTTTATCTATAATCTGAATAGAGCTACCGACTGAGCCAGTAGTTACATAACCATTCGATACTGAACGTACTGTAAAAGTAGTTGAGGAATTGAAGGTTATGTAGTAAGTCATAGAACCCTTTGCCTTGTTCAATTTAAATTGGCCAAGGTTTAATTCCTTATTACCATAAATGGTAGTAGGCCAGGGTTTAATATAGAACTTAGTAAGGTGAAGGTAATCTACAGTTGATAGGTTATCTATTAGGGCATAGATATCTGATACCCTTACGCTCCCACCTATCTGAGCTTGTTCTGGAGAATAGGCATTATATAAAGCCGTAAGAATTTGAGTTTGTATCTCTGCCGTCTTATAAGACTTCTTACCGGTAACGTTCATTTCTAGAATAATCTGAACCTTGCCTGCAGACTTAACTTTTAGCCAAGTAGTCAGAGGGGCCCTTTGAGATAGAAGATTATATACTCTGCTGATTAATTCAGAAGATGCAACAGCTCCACCATCGGGGCTAATGTATACTGTAAGCTTTCTACCGCATTCATAATCGGCTTTAGCCTTGTTTACACCATCTACTAACATAGCTAAGCTTTCAAAGTCCTCCTTAGTAATTGCTACTCCCAGAGTCTTTACACTCAAAGGTATATGTTCCTTGAGCATTGTAAAGTTCTCATAGTTTGAACCTCCTCCAGCATCATAAGCATTACTTACAGTAGCATCAGTGATTGAAGAAGAAATGATTGAGGGTACGGATGTAATAGTATTACTCTTTACGTTACCCTGAGAACCATTGGTTAAATAGAATACTACATTGGTTATCTTTGCACCTGCTGCAGGTTTCTTACCGAAGGTTCCATCCCCAAACATTATGTAAGGGTTAAGAGCTTCATCTACTGAAACCATAAAGTGTTTATCCGTTGGCTTTGATTTTGCAAAGGTATCTACCAATACCCAAGTTTCTCCACCTATCTGTAAAGACATAGAGCCCTGTTCATAGTACTTACCATTAGGCAATGTACCAAGGTGAACTATTACCCTGTCTCCAGTAGGTATTATCATATTATTAAGAGCACTTGCAGTATATTTCTCATGTTGAATTATAGGTACTTTACATGTGGTTACATTTGAATACCAAGTTACATCTCTAGCAGATAACCAAGAGTTACCACTGGAATCCGTAAATAGAGTTCCTTGAGGTATGGTTAATTTAGCTCCAATGGAATTACCAGTAATGCTTCGAGATAAGATTACATCTACTGTAGCAGCAATCGCTGCTCGAGCATGATAATCTACCAGAGCTCCATGTTTAACTACCGAATCATACCTTCTTGCAGTAGATAGGAAGGTTTCCCTTGCCATATTATCTACATAATAGTGAAGTACTTCGGCAATTGCCGCAAACAATGAGAGGATGATAATTAAGATATTCCCCTCCGAATAATCCGTTATGAGTTTCTGACCCTGAGGGTCTTTAAGCCCCATAAGGGATTCAACCAGCTTGGCCTTAATCTGTTGATAAGACCTCTGGTATGGGTTAAGCCATTTATTTGTGATTCCCATATTATTGTGTATTTAATGAATTATCTGACCTATCATAGGTGATATCGAGGTACTGACTAGAATTTGTTCCATTTATTACATAAGCTACTTCTATGTGTATTTTTGCATCAACTCTAGTAACTGTGATATTTTGGAATGTTATTCTCTGTTCCCATGCACCTATGGCTTGTTTTAAAAACTCTTTAATTATAAAACTTAGGGCTTGTGAGTTTGGTTCCTCAATACATTGCCATAGTTTACTACCAAAGTTTTCCTGTCGAAATCTCTGACCTATCATATAATACAATATAGAACTTATATTATCCCTGATAAGTTTAAAATCCCCGTTTACTGGGTACCAACCTCTTTCCCCATTTTCATTAGTTGTAAGTTGGATAGGATAAGTTACACCTATACCAACTAAGTCTGTAAAGTAATTCTTTTCCATTAGTGTATGCAGGTTTTATCCTCATAATCGTCTACAACGAATTGTGAGAAAGGTTTAGTTATTTGAGTTAAAGTTGGGCCAGAAGAACCTGGCCCAGTAGTTACACCTGAGTGTACATGAGAGTTGAACATACTACGAAGTTGTTCTAGTTCTTGAATAGTTTGATTTAGTTTTTCGGTTAGTTGGGCAATATTGATTAACCCATGATTTTCTCCAGTATTTAATATAATGGTATCACCTGAGGATATATTGATATCTTTATTAGCTGATACTATTACGTTAGATTCAGAATAAACCGATACGTCCCCATTAAAGTAGAGATTTAGTTTCCCATTATCATCGTCTATTATAATGAGGTTACCTTCAGGAGTAACTATCCCCATTTTATTTGGACCGTCTAAGGGTTGGGGTACTTGATTCATACCCCAACCATGGTATTCCCATAATGGTTTAGTAGGGTCACCAAATTCAAAAGTAATGAATACTATATCTCCTACCTTAGGGGCTAAGAACTTAAACCCACTACTTATTGAACCATGTTGGCCTTTCGGTAAAGCCCAAGCAAAGGTACCTCCCATTACTTCTGGTATACATACTTTTACCCTATTCATCTTCTTTTCGGTATCATTATTATCAACAACTATACCTCGGTATATAGAGTAGTATCTTCCAAGACCCTCTAATCCTTCTTCTGTTATTATCTTTGCAGTTTCATAGCCCATAATTACCTCGCTTCCTTATTCTTGATATATTCTTTGAATCTCTTTATGGCTACTTCCATATAATCGAATTTAACCCAATAATCATCGGGTACTTGAATATCTTTGATGGTTATCTTTCCGGGTATTACCTTACCTGAAGAAGTAGTTAAACTACCAGAGCTTACAGCTATACCTTCTGCTTTCTCGATTGGAGTCTTAGCTAATACTTCAGTATAGTAAGCCTTCTTTCGAGCCATCTCATCCCTACGTTTAACATCCAATACGTTTCCTTCCTTATCCATAATACCAGATTCAATGAAATAGGCCACCTCATTGTAAGTCCAACTCAAATCTAATTCATTGATATTACTTAAAGCTTTCTTATCTTTACCCTTAGAGGTTACAGCATTAGCTTTAGCATCATTAGCTACAACCGTTTGAGTAGACAGTCCAGTCTTAGAAGTAGTAGAACCAGCCCTACTCGAATTCTTTACTAACTCTAAATTAGTTACATATCCCTGGCCTGCATCCATAGAGTGGGTACATTGTTTTATATACCAAGGACCAGACCATCGTTTACCAACATTCTCTAATATTAATACCTGAGAAGAGGCTAGTAAGGGTCTTCCAACAACTTGCATCTGACAAACCAGTTTACTCTCTGTATACTTTAAACCACCATTAGCATTAGCATTAGCTGCCCAAGCCCACTTATCTATCCCCCCATATCTACTGAATAGATTATGGTAAAGTTTGTACAGGGGTATCTCAACATTAGCTTTTTTCCAATGTTGAACTTTCACTGTAACGCTATAAATACCCAAACTCTGATTTAATGGGTTTTTATATTTGATAACCGGGGTGTCATCGATCACCATAGTATAAGGGCCTTTCTTTAAAGCCGATATACCTCGATAAACACTTTCTTCATCCTCTAATCCCCAAGCAGTAGCTCCACCCTTGGGAGTATGCTCTGGGTCAAAGTCTCTTGGGTCCAGGTCTTCTATGACCATGTATTCCATTTGTTCTTTACCCTCGAAAAGGTATCTTTCATTCTTGAGGATATTGTATATATCTTCATCTAATGTTTCACCATTAACTACATTCTTAAGGGCAGCATTTAAAGCTGCACGCCTATCAGCCGGAAATTCTTCTCTTTGAATGGTTTTATTTATGATACTTCTTACCTGATCTGTACTAAGTTCATTAAGGAATTTTTCCTTACCTTGTCTATAAGCTTCGGCGGGATTAGAAGCAGAATACTCTGCTACATCTTGATTCCATTTGTCATCTACTTGTTTCCTAGCTTCAAATGAAGCTCTTAAGTTAGGGTCAGTCTTTAGGGTATGATTTAACCTCATCTGCCTGATAGTAGGTATATCTTGGGGATTATTCTCTGCTCCATATTTACCTATTGAGGTTTTCCAATTATTATAATAGACCCCATTATTCTCATTAGCTACTATCTCGGGTAATTTTTCAGTATCATCAATCCCAGTACTTAATACTTCTAAATCTTTACTCTCTGGATTAATAGCGGGAGATAGTGTAGCCTTAACTCTCTTAGTTACTTTTTGAGTAGAAAATTGAACACTAAGTACTTCCCCATTCTCTCCCTGATAAGTATAAACAGTTACTGGTTCTTCATGAAATTTCCTATTATGTATATAAATAACATTATCTCTTGAATCTATATACCAAGGGCCATTAGTATAACCTCTCATCTTTTGTTCTAATTGAACTAAGATATTCTTGCCAACTAATCCGAAGTCACTATTGATTAGGGCCTTCAAATCTTCTGGCATAGCCACTTCTGCTACTCCACTGTACCTATTAGCATAAAGCACCTTTCCAGTAGTAGTACGAGTATTCTCTGTAGGTACCTGTAGTGACTCATATACTTTATTACTTATTATTCGTTGTTCCATTACTGAAAGATTTCTATGATTACACCTACACCATTATCACAACCACCATCTAAATAGGAAGATAAACTATTCTCTGAAGCTTCAGAGAAATTATATGGTGGCTGATATCTTAAATCACCAATAGAGTCTATACACTTGATAGTTACATGGGTACCAGTAGAATCAAACTTTGCCTCAAAATCCCTGACCTTGATAGTTTTAATTGGACCCGATACAAATTGACCGTCTGGGTATATGTATCCCCACTGTAAGCATATCACATTACCTTCTTGTAAAGCCTCTATGTCCACAGTATCGGGATCTCCAGTATCAAATGTAATTGTAGCAAGATTTTCTTTTTCTTCATCATACCTATAATTCCAGGTACTAATATAAGCTCCAAGAGGTATACCAGTAATGGGATTCATTATCGGCATACCTCTAAAATCGAATAGAGCCAAGTATGGTTGGCCCATTCCGTTATATAATATGGGTTTTTGTTTAGCTGCCATAAGCGGGGATTCTTATAAGTGTTCCACTTTCTACCTCTTTAAAAGGGTTTAGTATACCATTAGCTTCTGCAATAAGATACCATTTACCTGAATCCCCATAGTATTTATAGGCTATATTCTGTAAAGTCTCTCCATCCTTAATAGTATGTTGAATATCATTTGAGGATGAAGGTACAGAAACTACTGGAGTTTCTAAAGAGTAATCTCCATCTCCGTAATTTAGAGCATAGGCATTATTATAAGGGCTAGCTCCCGTCAGATATTGGTTAATATCAATCATATTTAATACCTCCCGTCTTTTTAAGTGAATCCGAATTTATAAAATCTCCATAGGATAGATTATATGCACTTACTCTCTTGAAAATCAATTCTTGAGTTGCTGCTGCAGGTAATAACCTACCATTACCAAAGGTAGCTGGCTTTCCAGGTACCCTTATCCTATAACCATTCTGAAAGTTCTTCAGAGTATAGGTTGCTGAAGTAAGGATGTAATAGTGATTATCAAATATACCCGAATCCCCCCATTCTATCTTAACAATAGGCGGAGCCGATTGATAACCGTTAGCTTTAGTCCAGGCCTCTAATAACCTACACTTATTAATTACCTCCTCTGGATTCTCTGGGTCATTACAGTACCAAGATACATTGAATTGAATGATGTCCTCAGCACCAGTAAAGTGATACATAGGAGTATTCCTTCCCATGGATTTGATAGTTGCCCATGTGGTTTCTCCCCTGAAGTCCAACTCTGGAGGTCTATTCTGTAAGGTAATATACTGAGTAGGGTTAACAGTCATATTATATATCCTTACCTCATTCTGATATATGATATCAGCTTTAGCCTCAAAGTTTCTGTAATTAGTGGTATTCTTATTCCCTTTTGCTGGGTCTACTCCTTCACCTTCTTCTAATCTTGGAAATTGTAATTCCATTCTCCATTTAGCCTGGAGCTGTTTGTTTAGGGTTGGATTCTTAGATGATATTTGAGCTTCTCCAATTACTCCATTTGGGTCATAGAGTTTACCCTTTTGAGCATCATCCTTTGGAAGAGTAGAAATAGTTCGATTGAGTAATATCCGAGCTCTCCATAGTTTATTTAAGGGACCCGTAAGAACTCCTGCGGTATCCCTTGTAAGGTCATTATATTTTTCAACGACCTTACCTGCTGCTTTATTTAATACTCTAGCCATAGTGTTTTAATTTTATAATCCTAATGCTACACCAGTATAATCTTGCTGAGAACCCAAAGAGTAATCCCCCAATATCTCACCATCTACACTGATATTAATCTTACCGTCTTTTAACCCATCTCTAATAGCTGCTCTCATTGCATTCAAGAACCTTTCTTCATTCTGAGCTCTGATTGCAGATGGGTCTTCTTTATCTTGGGCATTAGTATTCCTATCTACTGAATCAATAAGTCTACTACCTACTTCTATTAATAATGGTAAACCTACGGTAATAGCTAATCCCCAGGGTCCACCAAGTAATCCCAATAACCTACCACCTACCGAAGCTAAACCCTTAGTAGCAACAGTTTTAGCAGCTTGTTTACCAGCTTGATTAGCTACAGTACCTCCAACTACACTCCCAATGAGTGAAGTGGCTGGAGACATCCCAGGATTGGGCGTTTTAACATATCTACCGGTTTTGGTATTATAAAATCTACCAGCTTTGTTCATACTAACTCCCCCCATCATCATCTGCAATTGAACCATGGTCCTCATGAGATTTACCATACTTATCATATGAGCTTCCATAATAGCAAATTGGGTGTTCGTCTTAATGGCTGCTGCAGACATACCCTCAGTAGAAGCAGTGGCAATAGTTTGTAAATATCCAACCGACCTTATAATACCTCTTACAGTATTAAACCCTGCAACAATGGTACCAACTACTGCTGCTGTAGCCCCTACTCTAAGAGCAAAGCTACCAGCCCAAGTTTCTGAAATAGAATTAATTACTTTGATTATAGAGTTACCCACATTTAGTACTGGGGTAAAGATTCTACCCAAAGCTGCACCTGCGGTAACTGTTAAGTTCTCTATACTTGATTCGAATTGGTCGATAACACCCGCATCAGTTTTAAGACGTTCTTCATTAAGTCGATTTACTGCTCCCATGTTTTGATCATAGGTTGCAAGTATCTTACCCATCTTATCTCTACCAGAAGCAATATCTCTAAGTACTGGAAGCATGCCTCGATTACCACGAACACCAAAGATATTGAAGAAGGTTGGTGTTTCTATCCGTGAAGGTAAATCTACTGCCGCCTTGGCAAATTTCTGATAGATAGTGTAAAGATCTATAAGGTTACCCTGAGCATCGAAAAACTCATCAGGACTTAAGCCCAAGTCTGCTAAAGCGTTATAGCCTTTCTTTTTTTGATTAACAAGAGAGAGTTGTAAGTAACGAATCATATTAGCCAGTGAAGTACCTGCCATAGAACCCTGTATACCCATATCTCCCAATACACCGATGGCAGCAGCCGTTTGCCGAAGATCTACTCCAGCAGTTGCCATATCTGCTCCTGCATAAGATATGGACTGGGCTAAGTCTGTCAAAGATATATTTGCATTAGTAACTGCAGTATATAAGTCATCGGTTACTCTAGCGGCTTCTCCCATTGGGATTTGGTACATTGACATGATATTAGTCATCAAGTCAGCTACACCACCTTTCTGTCCCACTGGCATAGTAAAGATTGAAGCCAGCTTAGATGCTGGCCCAATCATTTCTTTAATAGCATCGAATTTATTACCTGCCATAGCCAGGTATCTTTGTCCTGATGCAACATCCGAAGCAGTAAGAGGAGTTATCTCATTGACATCTTTTGCCAATTGTAACATTTCTCTTTGTTCTGCAATGGTAGCACCGGCAATTTTCGAAGCAGTCCAAACTTCATTCTGAACACCCGCAGAGTATTTATAGGCCCTTGCCATTCCCCCTACGAGCTGCATTCCGAAGTCCATTGTATTAGAAGCTGACATCTGTATACCTCTATTCCAGGTACTCATGTCATTCATCATAGTTCTGAATGACCCAGATATCTTACCAGCCTCCTGAGAGAATCGGTCTTTTAATACCATGGCAACACCGACCTCTACTATACTCCTACTGGTATTCATAATTTATTTTCTTTTCTTTAATTGTTTATAATATTGTTCGGCCATTTCCTTAAATATTTTCCTGATTCTATACGGAAGACGTAAAAAGCCGAAATAGTCTAAGGCTATCTCGGCTCTGGTGATATAAACAAAATCACTCTCTAACATTACTCTTCCGTCAGGTAGAAAAAATTGGGTGCCCAAACTATAGGATAGGTTCTCTCTTCTCCCGTTGTGGGATTAGTGATATGGGATTCACCCTTGAAAATAGGGTCAATAGATAGGATATATTTTCTCATCTCAGCCATATCTTTTGCTGTGAATGGAGTAAAGTTTTCTACCTTCTCCCAATTACCGTCTACTTCTAAGTAAAGATTCCGACAAAGTAAGGGGGCATTCTTAGTTTGTTTATCCAAGGGTAACTTCATGAACTCTTGTTCTCCCTTACCAGTCATACAATCAAATTTGATTTTCTTGCCAGATGAAAGAAGATATTCATGACCGGTTAATTGAATACCCTTTGGATAATAAGGAATGGCATCTGGTTTTTCATCGAATACCCTATTATCAGTGGGTACTTCTGAATAATCGAAAAGGAACTCATGAAGGTCTTGGCCATAAGTAACTTTACCACCGTTCTCTTTACCCCAGTCATATTCAAATTCTACTTCCTCTCCCAGTGAGAATATACGAGAATTGAAAATAATTGCATAGCGGTCATTGACTGGTAGATTGAGAGCATCATCAACGGTTAGCTTACCGTTAGGAGTGGCATTAGTTCTAATTACGATTGCTGCAATGAACTTAGTAAGGTTCATTAAAGTTTTCATGTCTGAAAGGTTACTGAGAATATCTTCATCAGCTCCATTCTGTTCTCTAATTTCATATTCGAAACCAGAGGGTCCGGTAAATCTAAATGTTCTAAATTCCATAATTTTGATATATTTAATGTTTACAAATGTTCATAGTACTCCGTATAACAACAAGAAAGGGGTGAGCTCCTATCACAGGAATCCCACCCCTCCACCGAATCTTAGTGAAAATAGACTAAGGAATTAGTATTTGTCTGCAGTACCCACCGAGAACTCTATGGACTCTATGGTATTCTCTGAAGCCATTCTGTCCAAGTCTAAGCCGGTAATCTTACATGGCCATACCTCTTCGAAGACGTGGGTATTAAGAACCGAAACTCCATCTTCGGCAAGTTCGTTTACAATAGCCGTTTCCCAATATTGGCTTGGTACTAAGCCACCACCAACTATATGGTCTTGGCAAGAATAGAGCCAATCATGAAGCCAGGTATCTGAACCTGCAGTAGTCATAAGTTTCTCTACGATAAGATTACCTATAGTAACCCTACCAGCGGTTTTAACATCTCTATTGACATCCCCATGAGCCACCTGGTCAATCTCAATATCAGGCAAAGTACAACTTTGGAATAGATAAGTATTGATAGGGTGTTTGGGGAACATGATACTCCACAGGAATTTCTTCCGGGGATTTTTTACTTTTGCTCCCATCGTTATATGTTTATAGGTTATTACTTGTTTCTACAACTGATACCGACTTAGAAGCAGCATCAATTACAATCTCCATAGTTACTTCTTGCATAGGAACTACGTCTTTATACTTAAGGATAGCACGATATTTACCTTGACGGGCATCTGCTTCGTTATTTACGGAAAGACCATCCCAAGAAGTTGCATCCTGGTCACCCATCCAAGTATATTCTGTCATGGCATCTTCGTCTACCAAAGAATCCAATGTGGGTTTAACTTCCAACCAAATTCTTTTCCAAGTTCCCCAAACGTTGGGTTCTTCCAAATACTTGTTAAGTACTGGACGAAGGAACTTCTTCAAATACAAATTCAATCTTACGATTGAAAGGAATCTTTCTGAATCCTGTTTTACCTGAGAAGAGAAACAATGCCATAGCATGGTTTGTTTACCGGCATCGGGAGTATCTTTGATTACCATCTCATTGATATAATTCTGAGCAAGTGTGTTCAGTTCATTATATCGAGAAGGAGAACCATAATTTGGACATACGGGCCCAACTGCATCTCCAATAACTCCTCGGTTCATACCAGCAAAGGATTTCCAAGGACCATATTGAGTAGCAGAAGCATCTCCCAAACCTGCAATGGTACCTACTACATCAGAATCTTGAAGATTGCCGTTCTCATTGTAGTACTTAAGGCCACCTCCAAAGTAAGCAATGTACTTGGAATTACCCACGGTACCCAGACAAGCCTGTACCCAAGTAACCTGAGCTTTATAGTCTCTTGGTTGAGTACCCTGAGTGTAATGGGTTAAGTATTTTGGGACTTCTATATACAGTACCCATTCCATTAATTCTTTTGCCATATCTGCAGCAGCCTTATATACCTTGAGTACGTCAGCATCAGTAGTAAGGTGTTGAGAGATATGGGAAATGAATAATTGGTAAAAGTCAGTGTAGTCCTTTACTAAATCCAATGAAGCGATCCATTCATCAGCAGTAGGGGTAGAACCAGCACTACCTACGGTACCGGTAAATAGTTTTTCGGTATCTGAAGGAGCTGCTCCCCCAACTGTTACAGTAACGGCATTTTTTGTACCATCTACACTATCGGTAAGCCATTTGATTAAGTTCTCAAAAGATGAACCAGCAACTACTACCGGTTTGATATACTCTGAGTTCTTAGCAAAGGCACTAAGAGCAAGGTAATCTACCGAAGTATTATTGTTATCATCGGCAGTTTTATAAGTTACTACCGGACCTTGTTCAAGTACCTGGCCATTGCCTGAATAAATTCTATAATACAAGGTATTGGATTGTTTATAGAAACCTACCTGGAAGGTATCAGTACTACCGATTGGGTCTCCATAACCTTTGGTTACCAATCCCAAACTATAAGTAGTTCCCCCAGAAGCAATGGTTATCAATGCTGCAGGAGTAGCAGGGTCTGGAGTAGCAGAAGCAGGTGCTATACCTTCCTCTTCGGATTTAGCAACTGTTTTAGCTTTACCCGCAGTTGCAGCTACTGTACCTTGAGTAGCTCCCTTACCAAGCACTCGAATAACACGAAGCTTAGAACCACCTTGCAAAGCCTTTTCGATATTTGATACAGAACCATCTGGTACAATTTCAGAACCATAGATTCTTTGGAACTGAGGGAATGTAGAGATGATTTCTGAGGGGTCATCATAAGGGCCCTTAGTAGTTCTAGCCAATACACAAGAAACTCCTAACATAGGAGTAGTTTGAAGAACATTGTTGTTCTTAAACTTAAAATCAACATGAGGTGAAGTTGGCATAATTCTATTGTGATTAAAGTTAATTACTCGTTTAATTTATACCCTAGAGTATTGTACCTATACCTTAGGTACTTTTAACTCTAACATTTCATTTTCGTTTTGTTCTAACAACCCGATGAGAACTGATATATCCTGGATAGGTGTAAGTATACCTTCTTCCAGGGGTTTTTCTGGAAGAATACCATCTTTACATATGTAAGTATATACCTTTTCAAGTATTCCATGTTCTACATCTGGATGATCATAATAATTACCAATTTCAATGAATAGGTTTCCGGTTGATGCAAGCCTGCCCTTGTCCCATTCCTCTAAATCATTGAAATAAGGTTTTATGTATCCTCTAGCAGGTAAGCTAGTATATAAGATTGTATGTAGTAATCTCATATCTGCTTGAGTTTGAGAAACTAGATGTACATCTATGGTAATATCTTTGGTTTCATAAGGAAACTCTGAAGCTTGGTAATTACCGTCTTCAAGTCTATCACCAATAATGTATTTGTTCACACCAATATCCCCAGCATAATAACCCTGTAATTCTAGGGTTATTCTTGGGAGAGTTTTAGGGCCTTTCACTTGATTATTCCCGATACCAAATAGAGGTATAAACTTCTTCATATTCTTAATTGCCTCTTGAAATCTTTTTTCGTTTTCTTGAGACAAAGGTAAGAAGTCTTCTGGATTCAAAGTTAGACCCATTTCTAACATTGTACTTAGTAAAGAGATATAAAAAGTTCTCTCTACTATCTCTTCTGAATTTACCATTAATTTCCTAATCTAATTTTTAGTTGAACTTCATGGCTACCAGTATCATTTATAATCCCGTTATAAGTTACAATTATACCCCCCATCGATGATATATTGGTTTCAAGATGGCCAGTACAATTTAATTCACTAACCCAAGTAGTACTTATATTAGATGGGTAATCAGTAAGCCATACTTTATAGGGAAAGGGGTCTGCCCCAGGAGCAGGAAGAGTACCTTCTATGGTTTTACTAATGTCTGTTATCTTAAATTGTTTTACAAACTTAGCAACTTCATAACCATTGATATGGTAGTATTGGTATCCCTTTACACCCCTAATAGAAGCAGTACTACTGCCTTGTCCAACACCGGGGAATGGTATATTGGGAGTTGGTTCAAAACCATACTCAGTAGTTCTTTTACCAGGAGATTGTTTTATAGTTATATCTTTCGTACCAGCCTGAGATACTATTCGTATAACACCGCTTCTTTCCTTTGGATTATAAGTGCTTGCCTCATACTCGTTGTTATAAGAGAGCGTCTTAACTGTTAATTTTCCAGCATTATTACCTTCCCCAATCTCTTTGGTTATATTTAACCAATCCAAGGAATTTTCAACAGTCCAATCTAAGGCTCTATATTCTTCTTGAGGTTCACCACCAATATATTTTTGTTCATAACTATAAACTAATATTTCCCAAATCTCAAGCCTTTTGGTACCATCAAAAGTATAACTATCACTGTCAGGTGAAATAGTAAGGAAGGGCTTCCAAGTTTCTACTACTTGGGATTTTCCCTTTTGTGTAAAAGTAACTTCCCTTTCTACTCCCTGAACTATCACTTTTATTACTTGTTCTTTATTAGATTCTGATTCATTAGCTGCTTTAGGCTTCACTCTAATAGTAGCAGGACCAGTCCCTGATAAAGAAGATATTTCGAAATCCGACATATTATTTTACTTTCCTTAATTCATTTCTAACCGCATTACGTATCTCCCTTTGTAAAGCTGCTTTTCCACCAGCAGCTTTATAAGCAGGACCCCATAGAGGACGAGGTGGTAAATTACCATCCCTGCTACCATATTCTAACATGATAGCTATCTGGTTCAAGGTTTTTCTAGAAGTCTTACCAGTATAAGTAATCTTCTTGATTCCAATTGGTAATCCAACAAAAGTCCGTTTTTTACCCTTTACTAAAGTAACTGATCTAGCATACTGACCAGTAAGGTGTAACATAGTGTGATCCCCATACTTTTTAATGGTTCCTGGAGCATGGGGTGGCCATGATACTCCTGAACCTCTTGGTGGAACACCCGTATTCAAACTTCGTCTTACTATACGAAGAAGTTGATTACCAAACTTTTCTGTACCCTTCTCATAGCCTTTGGTTAAGATACTTGGAGTTTTGGCAATCAACCTTTCTGCACGAGCTTGTTCTCGTTTGTCTACGTATATTTCTAGAGAGCCAACTGGAGTCGATAGTGTAATATTAACCGACTTACTTGGCATAATTCTTATTTATTATTTGGGTTTATCTAATCCCAACTCCTGAGCAATCCTTTGTAAAAGAGTTTCTTGCGTGGTTATCCGTTGATCGATATATTGCCGAAATTCATCAAACTCCGGAGCAGGTCTACTTGGAGCAGATTGGGATTGATTAATTGAATTGAGAATATTATCACATTCAGAAACAACTGCCTCAAACTTTGGTCGATTGTTAAGTATATTTAAGGCATTTTGTTTTTGCATAGTAACCTCATTAATTATATTCACTATATCGGTAGTATAATATACCCCATTATAAATACCCTCATCAGATTGTGAAGGTAGGTATATTGTAAGCTGTGATACAGAATCTTGGATCACTAATTCGATACTGTTAACAAAGCCATCTTTAGTACCGGATGCCATGGGTTTACTCTCGCCTACCTTCACAATCTTTGCGGTATCGAAAATGGGATAACCAGACCTCCTGTCTTTCTCTAAGGTAAAGATTACTTCACCCTTTTGTAACTTTTGGAAAATCAATGTTCTTTCGTCCATAATCATTTTCTATTTATTAAATTTAAACCAAATGAAACTGCACCCGGATTCTTTTGCATGAAGTCTACCAGGTTTAAGAATTGATAGTATCCAAATTGATCAATGAGTACCTGAGCTTTGTTTGCTACTTCTTGTGCAATCTCTATATTGGGAGCAGGTAGAGCTAATTGTATCTTGAATTCGGTGAGTTGTTCTTGTTCCATAATTCCTTAGTTTAATGAGTTAAAACGAAAAAAGGAGTACACCTAAAAACAGATGCACTCCTTTAATCATCTTGGTATTTTAAATTACTAAGCTGGCGTTGTAGTACCGGTCTTCAAGGCAGCTACCACTTGATTGACGATGTTCTGGTCTCTCTGAGCATCTATCACTCGATTGAGGCGAGCAATCTCGGTGTCTTTAGCAGTGTTCTCAATGAGACATTTGATTTCCTGTTGTCCATTCTTGATGTCACAGCAGCAACGTTCCAACTGAAGAGCCAAGTCAGATTTTACTTCTTTAATCAAGCCTTTGGTTTCACAGCAGCAATCCGACTGTTGGTGTTCCATATTGCAGAGGCGGTCCATAACACGATTGAATCCTGCTCCCATCTGGTCACGGGAATCACGGATATCCGAATTCGTTTTGTAGCCCAAATCGCAGAGACCTCTTTCTGTTGCGAAACGGTTGTTAAGAATTTCTTTACCAACACCAGCAACATCTTTTGCTACTCCACCGATTTCTTGGGTTACCCCACGGGCAGCATCAGAGATATCCTTGTAGATACCTGCTTTTGCTTCCTGAACAGTAGATTCTACTTTCTGGATGTCAGCCTTGGTGTCATTGATTTTGTCCCATACAGAAACTGCGGCAGCACCAAAACCACCACCTACCAATGCACCACCAACGGCTCCCCATCCAGAGCCCCAACCGGAATGATCTCTATATCCGCAACCATCGTTACAGCCTCTGTCCGCGATTACAACGCCATCGCCGGCACCTTTTACTTCTACTCCCATAATTGTAAGATTTTAAAGATTAATACTTAGGTTAATTATACATTAAATACAGAATGGTGTTGTATTTTTATTACCCCAAATTAAATACGTATTCATAAGTAATTGTTGCAGCCTTCTGAGTTATGTTGACTGTAAGCTCCCAACCCTCATCATCGTTTTCTGCTTGCCTTAATTTAATGGTACCTGACCTTGTTGATTCTACGGTGTTCTCCGTTAAGGTTAAGGTTAACCCATAGGTTCCCTTATCACTGGATAGTGTTGTAATGGCTACATTTGTAACCCAACTTGGTTTTGAAGTTACGGTTAAAGCCAAGGGATATCTTGTACTTACCTCAGAACCCTCTATTACCTTAGTCTTAAAAGAATAAACTACATCAACTGTAAAGTTATTACCTCCCAAAGCTGACAATCCGGTTCTAGTGGTAGTTCTTGAACCAGTAGGGGAAGTGAATGCCAAGTAATACTTATAAGATACTGAAGCAGCACTCTGTGTAACTGTGATTGTCTTAGTAGTTGCCCCACTATAGGATGCAGTTACTACACAGCTTCTACTTGAAGTACCCAAGTTCTCCGTAGCAGTAAGTACCGTCTTAGCAGCATTCAAACTAAAACCAGTACCACTTGCACTAACCGTAGGTGTAGCACTCTTCGAAGAACCTGCACTTGTTGACCCTGAACTCCAATGGTTGGTAGTAGGTATACTTACACTGGCATAAATATTAACACTACCTCCTGAATTAGAGATAGAGTATGAACTTGCAGATAAGCTTATTACTGGTGTACCATCAGTAGTACTGGTAATTTTATTCTCTGCCTGGTATACATCGAGAGTTATAGATTTCGATTTACCATTCAGAGATACAGTACAAGTAAGGGAGCCTACCCTTGTTCTAGCCTTTGCAGTAGTTCCCAAAGAACCTGCACTAACTGCAGTACCATAACTAATGCTAGCACCGCTTGTAATTGTGCCACCTCCAGTTGTAGAACCATTCCATCCCCAAGTCTGAGAATATGATGGCATACTTGAGAATGAACTTCTACTTCCTCCACTTGCAGGTATATCGGATACACTTCCTCCACTGGCAGTGATTTCACTGTAAGTCCTATAACCTGCAGATTGAGAACAAGATATGGTTACTTTCTTATTAGTTTCTGCTTGGGTTAAAGTTACGGTACCACTACGAGTACTGGTAGAAGTATTATTACCCATAGTTACTGAAGTACCAGTACCGGATATACTTCCTCCATTAGCTCTAGTATAGGTTAAAGAAATTTGGTTACCATAATTATGGCCATTTCTTAATTCTTGCTTGTATGAAGTTACCGTAAAGGTTTTAGTACCTCCTGTAGCCCCAAATGACATAGAAGTGGGGTTTACACTAAACCCATAACTCCAAGATTGGGATGCGGCAGCTTGGACAAAAGCAACAGTTACTGTCTTACCTGTTATATTTTGTGTAAAAACTAAATTGACCGAACGTTGACTTAATGTAGTATTTTCGGTAGCTACCCAATTACCCATACTACTATCTTTTAACCAATCTGGTACAGTGGTGGAAACATCATAGGATATACTCTCTGAAGAACCAGAAGTAACTCCATCCAAGTACTTCTGCCGAGTAGAGGTTAAGCTTACATAAATTGGGGTAGGTCTCCCACCTAATGCTGGAAAGTTAAGGGTAGTATTTTGAGCAACAAAAGTATACTTATAAGTAACCTTATGTATATCCTCTAACTTAACACATTCGTTATTACCATAGGAACTAGCATTAGATAATTCTAATCCTACATAGTTTTCTCCCGTTCCTGTGGGAGAGAGTGCTAACAATTCAGCCTTGGTAGGGCAGTCATTTCCTGTCTTACCAAGGCCTACTTTAGTTTTGACAGCACTCCAGGTTGCTATCTCTCCCATGATTATTTATTTTTAAGTTCTTGAATCTCAGCCTTCAAAGCCTTAATCTCATCGTAAAGAAGTTTAACACCCTCGATTGCCAAAGTTGACATCTTGTGATATTTAACTTGTTTTACGAGTACATACTCTTCCCCATTGATTTCCAAAGTTTCGAATTCCTCTAGATTAGGTACTGTAGATTTCTCTACTGGAACTTCCTCTACATATTTACCAAATCCCAATCCCTCAAGATTCTGAGCAATAGTTCCCTCGTCCTCTTTACCAAGCATTTCGAATGACTTAGTTGGTATCTGGCAAATCTGTTCCAGAGTATGATTCAAATCCTTAATATTAGATTTGAGTCGAACATCTGAAGACTCTTTGAAGAAACCGGAAGGAGCAGTAGTCTTAGCAAATACTACCTGGTCGGTAGTTGCCAAACTCAATTGAGCTCTAGTTACTACGTGAGGATTATCTCTTCTACCAGCATGGCTATTGATAGAAGTCTGAGCAGCAGTACCTGCAGCCTTAGCATCAGCAATAGCAGTAGCTTGAGCAGTAGATACGGGCTTATTAGCATCGGAAGTATTATTAACATTACCCAATCCAACCTGAGTTTTAGTAACTGCATGAGGATTAGATTTATTGGCAATGTGATTATTTACCTTAGTTTCTAATGCAGTTACATCTGAACCAGTATCGGCAATCAAATCGTCAACGTAAGTTTTCAATTCTGTACGAAGAGCATTGATAGCATTAGTTCTATTGGTAATCTCATTTGCCAACCCCTGTACCGTATTATCCAAGTTAGTCTTATCAGCTGCAGTCATTACACCTGCAGTAGTCTTAGTTGCTGCTGGTATGGTGACATTCACATCTGTACCTCTACTATATGAGCCCTCTTCGGTATTCTTTACCCATCTAAAATACTTTAATCCGAGATTATTCGTATTTTGGGTAACACCGTTTATTACCGTCATTATCTCCTGAGGTAAACTATTGATTAGTTTATCATGCTCATTATCTTTTGCAATACGAGCCTCTTGTTCATCCTCTATGGCTTTCGGTAGGGTTTGATTAAGTTTTATTACACTTTCTGCCTCCATCAAACCGGCTTCTTGAGTAGTGGCATTGGTTAGTGGAATAAGCATCCCCTCAGGCTGATCTATGTAATGACCCTGGTCATCTAAAGAAGAATAATTACACTGAATAATTATATTCCTCTTGTTTCTGTTAGCTATTGAAATATTACTGATTAAATTTCTAGGCATACTAGATACCACATCCTCAAGATGTTTACCTCTACTACCCTCGAAAGCAGTACCTGCAATTTCTCCAATAATAAGGGAAGAAGTGTTACTATCTACGAATTTAGTACCTGACCAACGGAATTGATAAGGAGGTTCCCCATTAGCAACATTAATGTATATCTTACCAGATTCTCCAGTTACCGGAGTTTGGTGAGTAGCATCAGTATACAACTGAACATTAGTAAGACCTCCAGTAGAGCTTACTTCATAAGTAGCGTATACCTCGATTACATCGTCTACATATGAAGGCAAATGGTTAGCTGGTACCAATCCATTACCATCCAATGGAGCAAACCCATCAGCTTGTCCCTTAGTTGCTACAAAGGCATCATGCTTGGCTTCTAGAGTATCAATGTTATTCTGCAGTTTAGTATCAAGGGCAGTATCAGCATCTTTTCTATCTTGAATCTCTTTTTCTAAAGCAGCAGTCTGAGAATCTCCCAGATTCTTGATAGCTGTATCGATTGCCTCTTGTCTATCCTCAATTTCCTTAGCAATAGCATTGGGCAAAGTCTCATCAAGATTAATCTTATCTTGGGCAGTCATGACTCCTGCAGTAGTCTTAGTTGCTGCTGGGATAGTACCCATTACATATCTACTACCCTTAACATAGACACCAGATTCTGAGTCTAGTTTAGCTCCAGCATGAGTAATGGTGACCTCAGAATCTGAAATTTCTAGATTGCCTCCAGAAGCAAGTACAAAGGATTCTGGTATGGAATCAAACAACTTCTTATCGGCAGCAGATTGTACACCGGCCTTCTCAGAAGTAGAAGCAGGGATATAAGTAGTCTTATAATCTTCTGGCTCATGAGTATAAATACCATCTTCTTTTTTAGAAGAGAAGTTATGAGTTAAAGTTACATGACTACTTTGCTGGCCTACCTCAACTGGGTTATTACCAGATAAGATGATAATATTATCTGGTATGGAATCAAACAATTTCTTATCGGCTGCAGTTTGTACACCAGCTTTTTCTGCAGTAGAAGCAGGTAAAGTAATTGGATTCTGTTCTACAGTACCATCCTCAATTACAGTTTTAGTAGCAGCAATGCCTATTGAAGTTTCATTTGGAGTTACATCCCCAAGAGCAAAGTTAACAGTAGTAATTCTATCTAACTCTACCTTATCCTTAGCAGTCATCGTACCGGCTTTAGTATCTGATGCCTGAGGCAAATCAAAGGTTTCTGTAGTATCAGCATTCAGACCATTATCCTTAGTTACGGTTACGGTTACTTTACTTGCATCGGAATCAGCCGATATATCTGTAAGGGCATTTTCATCCAACCCATCCAACTTAATCTTATCTGCTGCAGACATGACTCCTGCAAGAGATTGGGTTACCGGGAGAAGTTCTTTAATGGCCTCATTGGATTCTCCGTATTGGTTGTTAGAAACGTCCTTAGTAGAAGTATTTACCTTGAAAGTAAGTTTAGAGTCATCTCTACTTATTTCACTTACACCAGTAACCATGGTATTAGGTAAAGCATCAGAAGTTGCTTCCTCGGCTACCAACCTTTCTTCGTGGTCATCAGTAATATTAGTAAACTTATTATCCAAAGCGGTATCAGCATCGGTTCGGTCTTGGATTTCCTTATCGATACGTTTACCCAAAGCAGTGTCTGCAGCAATACGAGCAGCTTCTTCTGCATCTATATTATCTTGAAGAACTTTATCAGCAGCCTTTCTCTCTTCACTCTCGGTATTAAGGTCAGAAGTATTCTGATCAATCTTTGCTTCCAACCGAATATCTTCAGCTTTACGAGCAGCAATTTCGTTATTTAACAGATCCGTAATGGCCGTATAATTACCATTGATATTATCCTGAATACCCTGGATTAATTCCAGGTTACGTTGGATATTAGCAGTATTCTGAGTTACCAGAGCATTAGTAGCATTCAGGGAAGTTAACAACTCTGTACGAGTTTCACTTACAAAAGTTCTCAGCTCATTTACCGTAGTAGTAAGAGTATTACTCAGGTTAGTGAATGATTGTTGTAAAGTATTATCTCCCTGTTCTCGTAAGTTCTTTTCGGCTTCAAGCTTATTCTCCAACTCTGTAAGCTTAGCAGTCATAGTTGCTGCAAAGTTGGGGTCATCACCGAGAGCCTTAGCAATCTCTGCCAAAGTGTCCAATACTTCAGGGGCTGAACCAATAATCTTTTGGATTGCAGCCTCTACTTGTTCTGCATTCTGAAAGTCAGAATCGTTTAATAACTGAGAAACCTTAGTGATATAGTTTGCATGTTCTTCGATGCCATCCAACTTGGCATACAGCAAGTCAGTGAAATCATTTGAAGAAAGTACCTTGCCATCTACCTTATCTACCTTCTTATCGTCCATTGCCTGGTCTGCAGCAATTCTATCTGCTTTCTCCTGAGCAACAGCATTACTGATAAGAGTATCTTGATTAGCTCTTTCAGTTGATTCTTTATCGATATTGGTTTGAAGTAAAGTATCTCCAGCTAAGCGGTCATTCTTTTCGGTAAGGATATCCTTATTAATACCAGCCATATCATCCTTGTGATTCTGAAGGTTGGTATCAATCTTGGCCTCAAGAGAAGTCTCTTTGGCAATTGCTCGGTCTTTCTCTGCATTAATAGCAGTAGTGTTGGCATTTACCTTTGCTTTTAGTTCATTCATAGCATCGGTATTACCTGCCTCTAGAGAATCAATACGAACTCCCAAAGCATTATCACCAGCAATACGATTTTCCTTTTCTTGTTCAAGCTTAGTGTTAATATTAGCTACTTCGGATTTCAAAGCTTGCTTGGTATTATCCAACTTAGCAGTAAACTCAGTACTCAAAGCTTTATCAGCTGCAGTACGGTCTGCTACTTCTTTATCTAAGTTAACCTGGAGAACTTGGTCGGCAGCCTTTCTTTCTACACTCTCAGTATTAAGGTCGATATTGAGAGTATCGATACGAGAACTCAAGGCACTATCAGCATTAGTACGATCAATGATTTCTTCGTTAATCATATCCTTAACTTCCTTGTAGTTATCACCTACGGTCTTAGTTAAGTTTGTGATTGCCTCTGAATTTCTTTCAATACTATGTTGGTTAGTGGCAATAGCAGTAGTATTTGCATTTACCTGCTCAGTAAGCTCATTACGCAATGTATTGATAGACTCTTGCATACTCAATGCCAAGTCTGAAATACGTTGGTTAACGTTAGCCAGACTTTGAGTATAGGCTTCATCTGCAGTCTTTCTTTCGGCAATCTCTTTATCCAAGCTAGATTGAATTGCGGCATCTGCATCTTTACGGTCTTGGATTTCCTTGTTAAGATTGTCTTTTACAACTCCAAGAGCAGCATCACCAATAGCAGACTTATTGTCTACATATTCTTTCAGTTTAGTTTCAAGAGCTGTATCAGCATCCTTACGAGCTTGAACTTCAGCAGCTACCTCAGCACTGTTTGCCTCATCACCCGCAATTCGGTCTTCGATTTCTTGGTTAACCTGTTCTGTGATTGCAGCCAATTTCTTGGTAATGGTAGCAGCAAAGTTGGGGTCATTTCCAAGGGCATCAGCAATTTCCTTAAGAGTATCAAGTACTTCTGGAGCAGAACCAATAATCTTTTGGATAGCTGCATTTACCTCTTCCTCAGTTTGGAAACCAGAATCGTTGATAAGCTGAGAAAGATGCGTAATATAATTTGCCTTTTCCTCAATTCCATCAAGTTTAGCTTTGAGTATATCGGTAAAGTCATTCTTAGTCAAAGAATAGCCTTCACGTTTATCTACTTTCTTAGTATCAAGATCTTTATCACCTTTTTCTCTAGCAGCAGCCTCGGCAGCAATAGCATTAAGCAATTGATCCTTGTCTTCTACACCCTGCTCTTTTACATCTTCGATTTTGTGTTCAAGAACTAAATCCTGAGCAGCACGAGTAGTAGCCTCTGAATCGATATTGTTCTGTAATACTTGGTCTGCAACAGTACGGGCCTGAACTTCTTTATCAATATTACCTTGAAGAGCATTATCTGCATTGGTACGGTCTGTTACCTCTTTAGAGATTTCATTGTGAAGAACTTGGTCCTCAGAATGACGGTCTACCTTCTCTTGGTCAATTTTACCTTGAAGAGCTAAAGTATCTGCCTGGCGATTAGTGATTTCTTCGTTAATCTTAGAATCCAGTACAGTATCTGCGTTAGTACGATTTGCAGTTTCTTCTGCAATCTTTGACTCAAGGGATGCCTTATCATTGATATGGAGAGTTTTAAGGTCATTTACACTTTCCTTAATCTCATTATCGGCAGCAATACGTTCATCTTTTTCCTTTTGGATAAGGTCCTTGAGTTCCTTCTCAAGTTCACCATTACCTTGATTTACCTTATCTTCAAGGTCTTTGATGTCTTCGGCATTCTTATCTACCTTCTTCTCAACTCTGTCGATTTCAGCTTTTAAGTCTGCCTTAACCGTATCAATCTTCTTATTGATTTGGTCTAACCCATATTCGAGGTTATCCTGAACTGCGGCTACTGCAGCACCCAAGGCAGCTTCAGCTTCCTTAGCCCGATTAACCTCTTCAGTTAAGGCAGTACGAAGGTCAGTTAATTTATTAGTGATAGTAGTTGCAAAGTTGGGGTCATTACCCAAAGCTTCTGCTAACTCTTTAAGAGTATCAAGAGCATCATCTGCACCATCAACCAAATCACTAATCATCTGTTTAACTTCTTCCTCAGTTTGATACTTTAAGTCATTTTCAAGCTGAGATACCTTAGTGATGTAGTTTGCATGTTCTTCAATGCCATCAAGTTTAGCTTTTAACTCATCAGTGAAGTCATTCTTAGATAAGTCATATCCTTCCTTCTTATCTACCTTATTTTTGATAGAAAGTACGAAAGCCCAGAACTCATTTATAGTTCCCCCAAAGCCAGCACGAACAAAGTCATCATAGTAACCCTGTAACAACCGCTGGTCAATCTCTTCGCAGGTGTAATATTTACTTACATACATATTTATAAAATTTAAGGATTAATTACTGAACGTTGACGACCCAGTAAGAATTCCGAATCTATATCCCTGAATGGTTCTCCCTCTGAACCACAGAAGGTATTTATTGGTATATTCGGATTTTCTGGATCTACATCTCCACCGTCTTCTATATCCCCCCGTATGCAAGCATAATCGGGAAGCCTATTTACACGGAACTTTATTACCTGGCCTATACCAGGATGAGGTATTATTTTATCCCAGATATCCCCGAAGTAATCTTGAAAGCAGGTGACAAATTTGTTTCCGGTCATCGATTGAAATGCCGTTACATCATTGCCATTACCTTTCATTTCAATATGAACTCCAGAGGTACCATTGAGGATAACCAGATTACTATCAAACCAAATTCCACTGTTTGTAGTAATTGGTGTCCACCTCAGTACTAACATCTTTGCCATATACTTTATTTTTATTCTACAAATTCAACTTTGGTATCTCGGTCTCTCTTTAGGATAATCATGAAAACTAAAGCCTCATCCTTTGCCTGAGCAGTCTGAGTATCTCCAGAAGGCTTATACGTTATACCATTAATTACAAACCTATCTTGTTCCCAATTAAAATCCCAATAACCTTCCGGTGTAAGATAACCGATTTGTTCTATATAAGATTTAGAAATTAGTATTGATAAGTTTTCATCATCCAATTCTCCTGAGACTGTTGCCTTATTGATGGGCCAGTTTCTGAAAGCATTGTAGTAACATAATGCCTCGATTTGGATGTTATAATATTTAGGTATACTGTCTTCGGCATGACTGAGAAGCTGATTAACATGTTTGGCCCAGGTTATGGATTGCCTACCAGCATCCCAATCTAAGAAGTCAGTGATAATTTTCTTGTATCTATCCCAAGAGCGGTTCTTTACCATTCTCCAGGGTTCTTTTGTCATAACTTAGTTAGAATTGATTTCTTACCACCTTTCACTGGAGCACTTGGATTTGGCCCATCTAATACTCCAGGTTGCCTTCTGTTAACTACTTTTGGGACTACGGTTCTAAATACTTCATCACAGAACGGTAAGTAGATTTCTAACCGTGAAGCTAACATACAAAGGTTCTTTCTTAATTCATCTATTAATCCACCCGGTTGCATTGCTTGAGAGAGTGTTTTCCATAGGGAACTCGTAGCATCTGCCAAGGTATCATAATATTGCACTTCAGTAGGCCCAGTAGTGATTTGTTTTATCCTATCACCTCGGGCAAGTTCGGGTTTAGAAGTACCATCACCAGTTTGTTCTTTGGTAGAAGTTAATTGACTTAGGTATTCTGAAGTACTTGTTAATAGATTAAGTATCTTCACATTGAGAAAGTCCCATGCTGCCAATTCCATTATTAATTGGTTTTCTAGTGCTTCATACCATAATTCATCAGTATACTTATCTGCAGGAATTTGGTGATTTACTAGAGGACCAATATAATATTGCCATTTGGTGATGTAGATAGATTTATCTTCCCTGGTCATTCCCTCTGATATCTCTGAAGGAATATAGTGGTCGATTAAGTTATATATTGTATCGGCTAATGCCGTATGCCCATAATCACAAACTACCAGAGTCTTATCTACGGTGATATCTAAACCATTCGAGTTGGTTACATGTAAGGTTACTGTATAGAAACCGGGAGTTTCATAAGAATAGGAAACATGTCTTCCACCATTGAAAACCTCTCCCTTATCATCGCCAAAGTCCCAGTCAAAAATGGATTTGGCCGGGACTTTGGATATGACTCTGAATGAAACTTCCAGACCTGACGTAACGTACAAAAAGTCCAGATTGTTATTCATATTAGTCTGTCTTATGTAATTTTCATATATTACCCTTTAGAAGAGGATTCGAATTCTTCCAGTAAAGCCTGAATAAGTGTTTCTACTGTATCATCTTTCTCGGCAACTATTTCATGAAGACCTGCTACCAGTTTCAGTTCTTCCAGGGAATAGCCCTTTGCAAGTTTTTCAAGAGTCATGCCTTTCTTGAACTGAGCATTCAGTCTCTTATCCAACTTTTCGATGTCGGCCTCTGAATACTTTTCGATTTCTGATTTATCAGCAATGATAATCAGATGGCCAGAGGCAATTGCCTTCTGAATCTTTGGTGCACGGAATTGACGACGAGAGAGTTCCTTGTCTTCTCCTCTACAAACGGTAATACCAGTTGATTGGTCATGAAAACTGTAAGCTCTTGGTCCCACAGTTACTGTATATTTATCTTTAGCCATATTTCTTAAGATTTAAAAATGATTAAAGAGAGGATAGGTCTTTTTAGTTACCTACCCTCTCAGGGAATTTATATAGATGAAACCGGACGTCCCTTATTATTCTAGGTTAACCATCAAATATGGGTCTACGTTCATGAACTCGGGGAAACCGAATTCTGAGAACTTCTTGTCAGCAGCCAGCAACAGAGTTGCATCCTGGTACATCTTAGAGAAGCCAGTAGTCAAGCTTGCATAGATTGCCTGAGTCTGGTTAGAAACGATTCTTTCAGATTCAAGCATCAACTGACGAGCAGTAAGCTTAATCAAGGCAGCAGATGTATCAATCAACAGCAACTGTTGGTCGGGTGTACCCGGGTGAATGTAGAAGTCAGCATTCTTGGGAACAGGAGACTTAACATTCAGGGTAGCTTCTGTAGTACCAGAGTGACGATCCTTGAATTCCGGCAAGTTCAGCATTTCGATTGCCTGGTCTTCACCACCAATCATAGTTTGGAAGTTACGTCCCATACGAGCAGCACGTACCCAAATATGCAGAAGGTCTTTGTAAGTGATACCATTAGTTGTTTCGTATACACCGATTACCGGGGCAGACTCAGAGCCATCAGGGTTGTTACCATTGATAGCAACGTCCATAGCCAGAGTATCCAGAGCATAACCCAACTGAACACCAAAATCACGAAGGTAGATTCCCAAGACATCGAGTGAAACATAGTTACGAACTTCATCAGTAAGTTTGAAACCTTTTCCGATTTTGAAGAGGCTAACTGATTTCTGTCCGAAGCTAACATCACCCAATGGGATAGTTTCTGCCTCATTAACCTTTGCAGGGGCAGCATCCGACATGTTAACCATCGGCATGATTGCTTGCAAACCATTGATTGGTTGGTCAGATGCAATGATGTTCGGATAGAACGGAGCCTGGCGCATACCCAATGTGATAGCAGCACGGATGATTTCCGGAACAATCCAACGAACACCCTGTTGAGGCATTGTAAAGATGTTCTGCATCGTGTCCACTTTTGGATTGATGCCCATCTTTTCAAAAAGTTCATCTTCTGAAATACCCCATTTACCGGTAACCAATTCTCCAAAAGTTACCTCTACAGGCTTCTTGTCCTGTGAACCGGAACGAACAGCTTCCAAGCTTCTTACCATTTCCGGCAGCTCATTCATAAAATCTTGAGCCTTCAACTTTGTAATATCTATTTTATTTTCCATAACTTCTTTTCTCTTATTTGATGAGTACTTGAATTACCTCATTTGCCTCTTCTGCTGGATTAAGGGCAATGAACTGGGTTGAAGTTGCTTGGTTAGCTTTTACGAATCTATCGTTAAGCAATTCTCCATCGGGAGTTACATAGCCAGCTTCGATATTTCCGTTTGATACCCAGTTACAAATCATGTAACCTTCCATAGCTACTGTTACCTCTACCGGGAAATTTCTTTGAGGTTGATAAGCAGGGTTAACGTTATCCGTTACTGCTACACCCAAATAAACTTGAGTAGCTGTATCAGTGCAAGGGTAGATCAAACCTTCTTCATTCAAAGCCACTGGCATACCCTGTACGATTTTCTCTCCAGCTTTAACATTGAAAGCCTGGTGCAATTTGTGTGACTCACTTTTGTAAATCACCGCTCTCGGGGTTCTTTCCCCAAAGAGAGTAAGTTGCTGAGGGTCGTTTACGATTTTAGTTTTTTCCATAACGCGGATTATTTATATTAGTTATTTGATTTTGTTTCGATACAAGTTATCGATTACATTCTTAGTACTCGGAGATTCTGAATTCCGTTGGGTATCAGTACCCTGGGTTCCAGTTTTACCCTCGGTATCATCCTCAGCAATTGAGGAAGCACGGTTGACGTCCTTAGAACCACATTTTGAGCAAGTGAGAGGGAACTTCTCTTCCAAGCGAGCTTGGTAATCCTTGGTCAAGGAAATAAGAGTAGTAATACCAGTAGTCTCGGCATTGAGCATCGTAACGATTGTCTCATCTACCTTATCACCCATCAACTTCTTGTAGGTTTCTACGGCATTTTCACGTAGAGAAGCAATATGATTCTTTCCTACGGTTGCCATTTCCTTCAAGTTAGCTACTTCGGCATTCAAGTTGGTAATCTGTTCCGTAAGAGAAGTTTTCTCTGTAGTAAGATTATCTACCGAAGTTTGCAATTCGTTTCTGGATGATACCAAAGTCTGAATGCAGGCAATTACATTTTCCTGATTCATCTCTTTACCTTCTTCCAGGGTAAGCATATTATCCCCGAAAAGGCTTTCAAGAAATTTTAGTAATTCTTCGTTCATGTTATTTTTATTTGAATGATTATCATTGGCATCATTATCATTAAAAGAACCCTGAGTATCGTTCTTTTCTTGATATGATGTTAAATCTGATTTATAATCAGTAAAGAAGTATTGCTTCGATTTATCATCTCTGTATTCTTCATAAGATGCCCAAGTTCTTTTGGCAAAGGTTGGGTTAATGATTTTACCATCCGAACCAATTTTCTGGGCAAATGAATCAGCACCATGTGAAACTAGTGAGGTCTCAAGGTAACGAACAATTTCAGTAACAATTCTACGTACCATAACTCCCTTAGAGTCATAAGTACCCAGTTTCTGATAAAATTCGTTATCTTCCATTTGGGGATGGGATTTATCCCACTTAAATTGTACAGTAACTGAATTACTATGAATTGAAGGTGGCTCCATAAGGATGCCTCTAGCAATTCTTGGGTTTGCCTTACCATCGATTTTCAGAATACCGTTGATACCAGCGGGTATAGTAAAGCTACCGTCTTTATAGGATTCCTGCCACATTACTTGTGATACAGCACCAATAGCATTACCAATGTTGGTTTCATGGTCACAGTTTACTGTTTGACCAAGCAACATCTTCATAGAAGCCTTTAGTACTCCGTTCTGTCCAAAGTCTGTCGGGTTCCAATTCTTAGATACAATCGTTTCTGAAAGTAATCTGAACATTGGTTCGATAAACTCTTCGTCCTTAGGAGTTAGTTCCGATTTGTCTAGGTTGGGATAGTAAGTATTATAATCTATATCCCCTCCCCAAAACCCAAATTGAGCAATGGAATCCGGTGTAGGATTTTTCCATTTGTAATAATTCTCTGAGAAAGCCTTGGCTCCCACTGCTTCTGGGATATACCCAGCCATAATGGTATGGCCTTGACCTATCACCATAGAATCAATATGCTCTTTGTTTTTCTTTGTAAATTTACTCATCTTGCTTTAGTATTTTGGTCTCCTCGAGAAGGAGCCGGGTTATTCTTATCTCTTGACCTACGAGCAGATTGGTTTTTATCATCTTGCCTTTGTTTCTTCTTAGTTCCTTCTTGTGGGTCTATATTACCTCCCTTAGCAAATTGGTCCTCAAGTGAAACTCTTGGTTCTTTCTCATCAGGAGAATCATAACCCATTGCCCAAGCATATTGCTCTTGACTAATGATACCAGCCTTATACAATAAGTCAAGGTTCTGTATCTTATACTGAAGACCTTGTTGGATTTTAACTTCATCAGAAACTGTAGAAGTTCCCCAATCAATCTTCATCCCCTTATTATTAAAGCCTGCCAGACGCAGTTCTAGAGAATAAAGTCGGTCTAATACATAAGCTACAAGCATTTGGATATTTTTTAACTGGCTAATCATCTTAGACAGCATTATACCAGTTGCACCTTCACCAGTAGTAGATGATACCCCAATGATAGAGCCATTAACTCCCAACCCATTTGCTACAGATTGTTGGTTCATATTCCAAGGCTTCTCGATATTACCGAGCTCCTTAGTAGTAGAATTTAGTTTGAATTCATGGTCATCTATGTAACCAGCAACTACTCCATCCTTCATACCCTCTTTAACATTACGTTTGAGGATATTGAGTTCATGATATAATCTGGATTCATAAGCTTTGATACTCTCATTTGGCCTTTGTGGAGATTTCTGCATCTTAGCTTCTAAGAAACCCACCATACCACAAATCTCCATGATATGTTTGAAGTTAATCTTCATATCATTTTGTCCTTTGAGGGAATCCAATGCAGGCATAAATGGAGGAACTCCATAAGGTTCATCTGTATCATTGAACATACCAACATAAAAATAGGTTTCTGGGTTAAGTTTAATGTAATCTTGTTGCTTAACAAAGAAATTAATGTTCTTTTGGTAAGGAGCATACACCCCATTTAATTCACGTTTAAACTTGATGTGTTCTGGCTTAAGGAATAATACAGTAGCCAAACCATCAAGCTTATCATTTGGTACTCCTTCTACGGATATTGCCCCACTTACAAGAAGTTGAACAATCATTTTATTAACTAAACCATCTATACCAGCAGTATATCTGGTCCATCCCTTGGTGGCTTTCTTAAGATGTTCTCGCATCTTTGAAGCCTCTTCATCGGTATTATTAGGGAAAGTTACTGTATGACTGGTGTTAGCTAACTTAAACATATCTTGCAATGCGATGCCCATATCTGGATTTACTTTATATAAATCCCGAATTAAAGGTATCACATCAACACGAAAAGAGGGTTCAACTAATTTAGTCAACCCTTGTAATGATGTAATTAAGTTATCGCTATCATCGTCAACTGAAACCCTACCAGGTGAAATTGATGTGGCAGGCTTCTCCTCTTTATTAGAGGATGTACCATTCTTGGGAGGGTCTTTCTTACGTCCCCAACCCCAACTAAAATTGAAGTACTTTTTCATCTTGGTTGTACGATTACGTTAGTTTTTCCTTTCCTTATGTGATTACATATTGCTTTTCCAAAGATATCATCATCGGCATATACATCCCCCTCAAGGTCTACATCTACAGCTGAATTGTTAGCCCTATGTTTACCCATTGCAACAGGTCTACCTAAACCATCATAAATGAAGGTATAAGCTTCTTGTACAAAGAATGGGTCCTTAATGATTACGTGATCTAATCGAATATCTTCTTCCAAGTTTTCTATTATCACTGAACGATTCTTTTGGGTGGTTAACCAACCAGGGGATTTATCCATTTCAGGTCTACTTTTACCTTTTTTCTTTAGCATCTTCTGGTAGTAGTAAAGGTTAGGGTAGCCTTCGTCTTGAAGCTTAGAAGTTACTGATAAACCAACGTCATTGGATTCTGGAGCTATTACTGCCCAGTTAAACAACTTCCCAGTATCACCAAGTAACTTAGCATAAGCTCCCACTGCCATTCTTCCCTTATATACTACTTGTTCTTCTCCTAGCTTATCCATACAAGTAAATGAAGAGTAGTCAGAAGCTCTACCAGTTGAAACGTCTGCACCAATGAAATATTCTTTATCTGATTCGGGTTCACAGAATTGTCGGTATTGACCATTAAATCTCTTCTTAATAACTGGGTAATCACTAAGGCAGTCTTCGATAGCTTTAATATCGGCTAAATCGAAGACTGTATTACCAGATGATAAGAAGTCACCATCAATTTCTTGTGCAGTTCGTTTTGCTCCCAAAGCAGAAGACATTTGGTTATACCAATTGATATCTCGTTCTGGGTGCATTTGCCAGTATAATCGAATTGGGTTAAAGGGATTACCTCCTGCAATAGCATCTACCCAAGTTGAGTGATAGAAATTACCAACTCCATAAGGAGTGGAATTGACGATGGCAGCTCCACCAGTGGAAAGAGTAGGAAATGCAGCAGCCCAAATTTGAGCAGCCCATCTTACTACTGCTGCCTCGTCAATTACCAGAAGAGAAAGGGATTCCGAACGACCGGCTTCGGATGATGTCGGAATAGATTCGATAAATGACCCATTATCAAATTCTATCATGGAAGCAGAACCATATTCTCCAGCTCTACCATTGATTATGGGAGTTTGAAGGTACCATGGAAGATTCTTGTACATGAACTTAATCTTCTTAAGCACCTTCTTAGCAGTTGTGTCTTTGATAGAGATGATGTTTATCTTTTTGTTGGGATGGTACATCGCCAACCAAAGACAGTACATTGAAATAAGTTCTGTAATTCCTGCCTGACGGAATTTGAGAATGATATTGAATCGTTGGGCAATGAAATTGTAGAGAACTGATTTCTGAAATGGGTATAAATCAAATCTTACCTTTCCTCTTACTGGATGTATCACATAACAGAAAAGACTGAAAAAGAAAACATCTACTGAAACTCGGGATAAGTTTGATAGCTCTTCCCGAGTTAATGTAGTCCTAGTTTCTGAGATAGTCTTTGCCATTACTTAAAAGTTATACGTTATTTGAAATTCGATGTCAGTACCCATCCCTGATTTTATCTTCGGGTAGTAAAAGGTATTGACTCCGAATTTGTAATTAAATCTCTTAGTCTTGATTGAAAGACCAGCTCCTATATCGAAGAGATTATTGAAAGGTCTATACTTACCATAAACGTATGGACTAAGTGATAACCTTGTAAGTGATAACCTTGCAACTTTCTTTCGAGTTAATTGACCTTCATACCAGTTGTAGTTGTACTTATCTAAGTCGATTGGGAATAGTCTAGTTGAATAAGTTCCAGTCTGTTGATTGAGTAGACTTAAGTTCAACTGATTCTTCTTCAATACAATCTGAACCAGTGAATCTTGTTTACTGATAACTGGCTGCCTTAGCATGGAATCAGGAAAGAGAGTTGGCTGCTTATTATCATGAACTAAGATTTTACCTGGTTCAACTTTTTCTGAGTACTTCTTCTCTGGTTTGAAGGATTTCTCTGTGTATACTGTATCTGGGATTTCATTGACCGCTAGTTCCAGGGAATCAACCTCTCGAGAAAGTTTGTAATTCCTGAAGCAAAGGTAAATAGTAAATCCTAGAAGTACAATAAACAAGGCCCTTTTTAAATTCTTCATGGTAATTTCGCTTTTAGTGAAACTCTGGTACTCACTCGTTTCCTTGTTTTCCCTTAACAATCCCTTTCTTACCTTCAGAGTTGATTTATAGGATTATAGCTTTCTTTACCAGAAAGCACTTTCCTAAAAAAGAAAAACTTAATAAAAAGAAAAAAGGGTTTTCAAACAGCTCAATTTAGCTCATTTTGATGAGTCAATTTTCTTGAGGCATTTTTTGAACCAAATACCTATTTCCCCTACTGCCCCTTTGGCAATTGTATACCTTGCCTTGTTAAGCCAGTAATGGTAATCCTTAAAATCACCTTCGAAGGTATCACCATTCTTGTGAAGGTAAATTTCGAATTTATCAGGGAATCCCATAATTGCCTTGAAGTCTTCGATTCCCAAGGGGTATCCATCTGGTCTAAATTGCCTATCTGCAGGTCTGAGAGTTAATGGGGGTTTATCATACTCTAATCGATATACTCCTGGAAGAGTACTCATCTTTGCAGTTTTGATAGGCCATTTCTTTTCATCCTTGAAATCTCTAACCCAGAGTCTATGTATCTTTGCTACTGTGAGATTTTTCTTCTCAGGGAGTTTTCGATAGTCATACATTGCCAGAGTTTTACTCATGAATGGGATCTGGTTAGTATTATTTTCCTGAGAGAATGTGAGTGGTTTAAGTAGATTTCTAGTAGTTGTTGGAGTTTTTACTTGGAATACTTCATCAAAAGCATTCAAGTATTTCTTACCGGTCTTTTTATGTACTCCAATGATGAGTAAACGCTTCCTTGACTCCTGAGAGTTTCCATAGTCTAAAACAGACCTTTCGTGAAAAATAAGTTTATAGTCTTCAAAGGTTTTTTGAAGATATTCTTTTGGGAGCAAAGATAGCAAACGAGGTAAGTTTTCAATAAGAAATATCTTAGGTTTATAATGTAAGATTGATTGAATTACTAGATTCAGGGATTTATTCTCTTGGGGATTGCCCAATTCTTTTACTTTTGAAAGCCTCATAATAGAAGATGCTCCACAGTCTGGACTTGAAAGTATAATGTCTGGCTTACAATCTGGGAGGGTTTCATCTTTATAATAGGGTATACCACCAAAGTTCAATTTCCACTGCTCTAAGCCTTTAGTATAAAATACTCCTCGAGTTTCTATATTAGCTATCAAATTCTTTCTAAAAGGGAACAAAAGGATGCCTGCACCAGCAGACACCCCTAATACTTTTAATTTTTTCATTTCTTGTAGCTTCTCAATTTAATGTACTTAATCCAAGCAAATGGCTTACGGTCTTCCAAATAACTCAGATTCTTATCATTGTTGTGAGCTTCTTCTTCGAAACTTACATCATGATACCTTTCATTCTGTTTATCCCACTTGGCAAAGCACCTGATGATTATGTATTCGATAATATACCAAAGGTAGAAGAGACCAAAACAGAGAACTACTACCCACCAGAAGGATATATCGAATAATACCCAGAGTATGATACCAAGTATCAAACCGACTATACTACACTCAATCTGTTGTACCTGATGGATTCTCTCATGGTTGATATCATCCGGTTTACACTCCTCTACTCTATGCTTGAAAAAAGAGTTGTACAACATAGTTATTGCCTTGTAACTGGGGAAAAGGAATACCTTTGCTACCCAGCTGTTAAAATGACATCTTTTCATAACTTATCTTTGAAATTTTCGTAAGCATTTCTTAACTTTTGGTCATAGGCATTCTGGGCATACCCAGGACCATTATACTTTCTGGCAAAGCCAGCCCAGTCTTTTGCTTTGAGTTCTTTCAAACAACCAGAGTTATTCATGAAATAATACATGAGTTCCAATTGTTTCTCATGAGATTCAGACATCTTGTGAACAAATTCGAAGACATCTTTACATCCACAAAGGCGGTGATTGAAGCCCATAATTTGGAACATACCCCAACTGGCAGACTTCAATGCACATTCCTCATCAATTTCTTTGGCTAATTCGAGTCTCTTATACTCGTGTACACCTCCCAAATACTTCGATTTATCCCATTTAGGGAAGAAAATCGTAGAATATCTCTTACAAAGGTAAGCTAAATCTCTGTCAGGGAATTTCTTATGTACTTCTTTGTACATAATGTGACCCTCAAAGAGAATTTGAGGCCTACCATCAGCTAAAAACCCGTCTCTACCGGCAGCTTCCACCAATTGGACAGCTTTCAATAGGGCAGGTTCTAAACCTAAGCGAATAGCAAGGTCTTTAATCATTTCATTTGTTAGTTTATCCATAACTTATCAGTTTTAATGGTTCAATTTTAGTAACAAAAGTATTGCTTATAACCCATTTTCAATATGTTTCGAGGTTCTATTATCATATATAACTTATAAAATAATGCAATATGGACAAGAAAAATGAGTGCCAGATATGTGGCAAGCCCATTAATTTAGAGGAATTTGATGAAACTCGGGAAATCCCTCAACTTATGGCAAGAAAACAAATTTGTTTTCAATGTGCTTTTTGGTCTAATCGATTAGCTTATGATAAAGAGCTTGAGAAAGAGGGTAAAATTGCGGTAATTACTCCAGATTATTCTCACTGGGTAACTAAAATTCCCGGAAATATTTTAATGGTGCCCTCGGCTTTTGGTGGTATTTACCAAACTAAACTCCAACCAGTAAACACTCTGGGAGTTATTGATGAAGATCGAGAGAAGCTTTTCATTATCCGTTATAATAACATCACTCACCAAGGCACTATACCAGAACATCTAAGAAAGCTTTTTAAAGTAAACGGAGTAATTCTATCTCCACAGGAATACAAAATGCTAGAAGATTACCGAGGCAATGCCTATGAATTTATTAAAAATATGATTGATAATGCAATAAATAAGAAATAATTTCGTATATTTGCATAAAGAAAAATTCTTAATAAATAAAGATATGAAAAAAGAAAAGAAAGAAATCAAAAAGCTTAAAGAGGGGGATGAGGTTCTCTTCACCTTATCTGGAAGACCCATCATTGAGAAAGTTACAGTGGAATCTATTGATAAAAAAGGTGGATTCGCAATGCTCAGTAACCGAGTAAAAGTTGCAAGAACCTTGGGTCCTGATGATACATACCCAAGATTGGATGGGCAAAAGGGAGAAGTTCGTCCGCTTACCGAAGAAAATGAAAGAGTATTCCTTGCATATAAGGCCTATTTCTCAATTAAGAGAAACATAGAATTACTTGATAAGGAGATGAGAAGTATGAAAGATACAGATGCTTTCGATATGATGATTGAATTTGATAAGAAGCTTACCAAGATTATTAACAAATACCTCAAAGAACAATGACTACAGTATTAGCGATAATTTACTTGGTATGTTTGCCATTCACGGTATTTTTTGTAAGGGCTTGCTTGGATTATTTACCCTATACTCACAAAATACACTCTCTCGTTTTATTCATCTCGGTATGGATAGTATTACCTCTATTTCCAATTTATCTATTAATCAGATACATAAAATACAAATTACTATGAGATACTTTTTTGACAGAGATGGTAATTATGCTGGGTCATCAATGCAAGGGTGGGAGATTCTTCTCCTACTCTTGTTCCCAGTTGCTCTAATAATCTTCCTCGTATTCTTACCTTTCTATGTATTTCATAAATACAGTTCTAGAGAAGAGGATAAAAAATACGAGGAAGAACATCCAGAAATACTAAAAGTAGATTCTTATATTACCTGCTGGTATCCATGGCATAGATATTCTGTTGCATATACACTGGCTCTTATATTCTGGGTAATTGCTTTTATAATTGGGATATTATCTTAATACAGGTATTAAGTTGGAGCTACCCAATAAAAATTCAAATCTAATGGATATTTTTTAGTGGGGTTAAACCTACTGGAGAGTATAGGAGTATCACTGCTAGCAGAGGGAGTTGAAACTTTTGTAAGAGTATAGGAACCCAATCCAGTTGTTTTTGTTGTAAAGTATGAATTACTTGGTAAATTGTAGTTAGGACTAAAAGCATTACCATTCTTATCTAGGCAGGACCAAGACAGCATCTCGAAATTTCCGGGGTACAGGTTAGAAATATAGACATTAATAGCATATCTATTTTGATCTACTATCCAATTCTTATATTTGGTACCACCATCAGCCATAGATCCACTTTCGCCACTAATATTGGTAGCAGCAGCAAAAAAAGCACTCGTGTCTACTCCCTGGATGGTTATAGGATTAAAACGTATTTCCCAGTATTCTTTTTCTTCGGGAGTAGTAAGGTGTAGATTTATTTTATTACCAGATTCGTTTTGAGTAAGTACACAAGTTCCAGAAGTACCATCGGCTAATGCCGTAATCTGAATCTCATTGTTACTCTTGTCTTCCTCCAGAACATAGTCCGGGGTATTGATGCTAGCAGAATAACCAACTTCAATAACCCCGGACAATTTGCCATTTACATACTTACTCTTTTGAGATTGTATTGTCCATCTCTCAGAGTTTCCCTGTCTTATTTCTGCATATACATCTTTGGTGGATCCCCCCCCCCTAATTTAAGAACTTTATTTTCCATAATGTATAATGTTTTTAGATTGATACTGTTCCTCCTGCACTTGGTACTATAAATGACCCCTCTGATATCCAGGTAGCACCTGATTTAGTATATACAGCTACTTTATCTCCAGTAGTACATTCTATTCGAGAACCAGGTTCTGAGTCATTGGCATAGAATGGAATCTTCATAGTAGTAGTACCAGTTGCTGAGAGACCCTGTATATACATCTGACCTGAAGATGATGTATTCTGTGGCCTAGCTCCCCTGCCAAAGAGATAGTAGCCTGTACCTGTGGGCAATCCAGAGAGAGTGAATGTTGAAGCCCCTTGTGACTTCTGAGTTACTGGTATACTAAGGTTAGCATCCCCACAGGTTAAGAAGATATGCCCTGAACGGTTAGCTCCAGTTTGATTACTCGATAAAGCGGTCAGGGATAACATGTAATGGTTCTCAAGAGTATCCACTGAGGCAACGGATACTGAGCACCAATCGGGAGCATTACCCACATGGGGAGTTTCTGGCTTTTTAGACCCATCACTACCCTTTAAATAGGCCATCACAAGGATTTGAGCAGTATTATATTTATCACTACCTAAAGGCAATGTGTTTGAAACCATTTTTATGTATCCACTATAGGTTACACCAGCCCCTTGAGTTACTGTGAGATTGATTTTGTTATTAGACCCATTTTGGGCAAATGTCAGAGTAGTAGACCTTGAGGACCCAGTATTTTTTGAATAGTTAATTTTTACATCTAAGTAACCATCTCCAACGGTAACTCCTCCCCAAATAGCCCAACTTACGGAGGCTGAGTTCAAAGTACAAGAGGGTGTAGAGGTTGAAACTACTTTGCCATTTACCAGTTTCCTTTTGAGGGAAGTGATACGGTAGGTTATAGTACCACCCTCTGAAGATACAGTATCTGTACCTGTATCTGTAATTGCACGTGCTAGTTTGAATAATGTTTCTTCCATATCTTTATAAGTTTTTGGTTTATAGAAAGAACTTTGATATTGTAATCTACCAGAGGGATAATCCGAAGTCTATGATATTATATAATCAATATAAAGAATTATGAGAAAGTATCAGTATCAGATTTACTACCATACAAGCAGAGGAAGGTACTTCATTAAGATTAGGTATTCCTTCCTGGGATTGGTGTTTTGGCTTACACTTAGAGATAAGTATTCGAGTAATATAGAAACCTTCCTTGATAAGGATAAGGCAATTGAAAGGGCAGAAGATTATTTAAGATATTTATACCTAAAGAGAAAAAATAGTAGGGTGTTAAAGGTTACTGGGAGAATAGATATTACCAGTAGGTTAAAATCAGTGAGGGAGGATTATTAAGATGGTGAAGGTTGAAACAATTAGGGATGATAATGAAAAGAGGATTCTTAAATGCCAAGAGGATAATCGGATTTGGTATCAGATATGGATTACCCAATTGGATATGAATTGTATAGAAAGGTATTTTGATGGGTATGGTGAAGTTAAGAGATGGTGGTTAAGGAATCTTCAACAGTATTATGTTTTCTTTTATGAAAAGAAAGGTGGTAAGGTTCGAGGAGTTCTTGGGAAAGATAGGACTAAGGATTTAATTCGTGCTATACTTTAATTAGTTGCCAGAGACCTAACATCCCTGGCTTCTTTGTGTGTTATGTGAGCATGTGTGGTTGTGGGATATCTAGGTATGCCCTTAATACGAGGAGTGATTTTTGTGTGGTACTAAAAATGTGTATTTGCCTTCAAGGTACCCCTTAATGTGAGGGCTTCGAAAGTTGTGGTACTAAAAGGGGAGTACGGTTACGTTAAATTTAACATTTGAAAATAAAAAGTAAGGGATAAACATTTTTATTTATCCCTTTGCTTTTTTAGTCCTCAAAAGTTTCGTTATCGTCTTTTAAAATTTCTTTTATATCCTTATAGCATTGAATAACTAAATAAGCTATAATTACAAACAATGCTATATTAATAATTAAATATTGTGTAAATACTGCCATATCTTTATAAATGATTTATTTTAATTAGTAGGGGAAATATTTCCCCTACTTTAATTTTGTTTTACTTCAAAGATTTTTTTACAATCTCAAGCCCTTTTATTAATATCTCTTTCTTTTCTTCTTTTGTGTTTTCGCTTGCAATTGAAGAAAAAGAAAAATCATTTATAACATAGACTTGTTTATAAAAGTCTATAAAGCCCTCAATTAGTTTTTTATCCGCATTCGTTGCAATAGTTGAAAGAAAATTGAAAGTAACATTTCTGAACTTTTTTCGCAAAGATTTGATTTGCTTTTCGTTTGCTCCTAAAAACAGTTCTTTTTTATAAATTTCTGTTTTTGTTCCTAAAGCTGTTTTAAAAAGTCCTTGATTTTTTTCTTTCACAGACTTTAAAACGTCTAAAGCAATTAAACTATTTGCTTTGCTGTTTGCTACTGCTTTTTCTACATTCACTTTGTTAATTTGATTTTTCATAATAAAAACGCTTGAATATTTTATTATTATTATTTTATAACCTTTTTGATAGATATTCAAGACTTATTAAACTATCTAATAAGGTTTGTTTCATTTCTGTATTGCAAAGATAAGAACTATTTTTTAATTAGCAAAATTTTTAGAGAAATAATTTCTTAAAAAGTTTTAATTAAAAATTCATTCAAATATCGCTTTATCTTTTCGACATTGCAAAGATACGGACTTTATTTTAATCTACAAACATTTTCAAGAAAATTTTTTGAGAAAATGAATATTTTTATTTTCAAAATTATTTTTGTGAAAAATCTATAAATTCAAAAATTTATTGCACCCTAAAAAGGACTTAATTTTTGCACTTAATTTTGGGGGTTCACAAGGGGAATCTTCGCACGCTTTGTAGTGGGCATATATGATATGTATAAGGATATTCCTATATGGCCTATGCCTGTCCTCTAGGAAGTGTGTTATATACCTGTATATTGATAAGGCCATTAATGGACTAAGGTGATAAAGAATTAAGGCTCTTGGGATATATCCCTCTATAAAAACCCCTTGGTCCTAATTCTATAAGGCCATATATGGACTATGGTAAGCCTATGGGGAAATGGGTTTCATAGATTAGCCTATAAGGGCTTACTAAGTTAGCGTAAGTAAAAACCCAGGTACCTTAGTTAGGCTCTGGGTTAATATATTAATCGAAGTATACCTGAAAGGTTATATACTTGATGTTGAAGGTAAAATCGGGTTCAATTTCCTCTGGGTCAGGGATTTCGGATGAGAATTCCATAAGGCAATCATCTGTGTTAAGGTAGATAGATATTTCCTTAGCTTTCGATTGCATTAGTTCTGGCAATATCGAATCGAATTGTGAAAGTGAATTGGCAATGTAAGATGCCCATGGATAATCCCTAGCGTAATTTACTAAGGTAAGAATGATGAGATTTGAAATTTGATTAAGAGCTTTCATAACGTTTGTTATTAATAGGGGTACCCTGTTATGGATACCCCTTAGTGATTTAGCAAGTGAAAGGAACTGTTACTGTGTAAAGGTTTTCGAATTCGTTTACCTTAGGTGCCTGACCAAAGCATGCCTCTGGGTCATAGGCAAAGGTATCCCGTAAGCATTCAAGGCAAGTGATGCCAGCAGTATCATCGTCATCGAAATGTTCTGGGTCATTGATGGTAAAGGTTAATATGTGTACCCCAGCATCTTGGTTATCGATAGTTTGGATTGATACTAGAGTTAAGTAATCAGGAATGATTGTGTTCTCCTGTAGTTCCTGTAAGTAAGGCTTAATGAAGTCTAGCATGCCTGATGGATAAGAAGGATAGGCATCAGGTGCAGCAATTAATGAAAGATTAATACTCTTTGCAAAATTAAAATCAGTTGTTAAAATACTTGTTTTCATACGTCTATATTTAATTAGTTATTATTACAATGCAAATATAAATATAATATATTATATATGCAATAACCTCAATTGCCTTCGTAGGTTATTAAGGGCCTTGAATTATATTTACCTTAGTCCTTGAGGCCATGAATGGAGATTGCCATTTACCTTCCCTACCTATAACCTATATTATATAATACCTAATGGTTCTTGGTAATCAAGGTACCCCTAAATCACAAAATTGTCCTAGAATACAAAAGTTAATGCTAATATAAATACTAAGCAAATTACTTACAGAGTTACTAGGAATATTACCTAAATATGCCCCTTGAAGGCCTTAAATCCTATAAACCATTTAGCCCTAAAACCTAATATTTTAATTGCCCAATCACAAATCCGATTACCTTTCCCCAACCAATCTATTATATAATAGCTATATAAAATGGCTGCTCAGGCAATCGGATTTAGGGGCCATTAATGGTCGGATTTATTTGCCTTTTTAGGCCTTTTTGAGTTTGCCTTTAAAGTGTGTAGTAGAGCTATATGGTATAGTGGCTATATAGTGAGTTGAGTGGCTTTGTATAGTAGAGGGGTTATCACTTGCCTGGTTTGCCTAAATCCCCAAAACCCCCGGCGAGGTACCTTGATATGTATTATGGTATATTGATTATGTATGTAGTATAATAAGGGGTATATGTGTATTAGGTATTTTATTATATGTACCTTAGTTAGGATGGTAGCTTAGTTAGGCTCTATATGATTTTCTTTTTATTTTTGTGTTGGGTAGGGGAGTATTGGGTTATAGGTGGGTTAGTATAATCCTATATGTGTAGGATACTAAGATTAGTGATGAGGTGTATAGGATTAATATTAGGATTTGTGAGATGATATATCTTAATTTGTTTGTTGGGTGGTGGTGTTTGTAGGCTTGGTATATTTTCTCATTGCGTATGAGGGTTAGGATGGTGCCTACGGATAGTATTATTCGGATTATGTGATAGATGATATTCATGGTAGTGATATTATATCGATTATGGTTATATCTGTTAGGTTTACTTTAAGGATCTCTCTTAGCTTTAGCCTTATGTAGGTACTATGTTTATGCCATGGGTTTATTTCTTGTTTGGGGGTAGCGGAGGTAGGTATTAAGTTCCTCGGTTCTGTACACTACGTTCATTTCTTCGCAGAAGCCTTCGGTAGTCCCAGGTAATGGTCCCGGGACTTCGAATGATACTAAGAATCTACCTGATGTTAGCATGGCTCTAGTTCGTTAGTTAGGATTCTTATATCGGTTAATTGATTCATATATTCCTCTTCTGAGGATATGTCAAGGCATTTGCATGCTATGTAGTGACCGTACATGGATATACCTGATTCGTAGCCTTGGTCCTCGTTTAGGAAGTTAGCTAATGGTATCTTGTCTACTGAGTATATCCTCTTCAGATGTCCTGGTAAGGTTTCTGAATCTTCATAAAATACAAAGTCATAGGTATCTGTATTATCGGTCATTGTAGCAAATATCTCTATGAGCCAGTTAAAGTCCTCTAAAGGTACGTTGTCTAGCCATTCCCATCCGATTGGGTAGTTGTTTATTGTTACGATTGATTCCATGATGTTAATTGAGTTGAGGGTTAAACATTTGTTTTGGTTGGACTAATAGGCAGCAATGAGGATAACCTGCTTCATCGAGGATTCCCAGTATAAGATATCGATTGGTATCTCTGGGAATTTCGAAATAGAAAGCTGGTTTCATGTCGCCATCTATGAATGTAAAAACTATCTGAGTGTTTTCTAGTAACCCATTTAGTTGTACATGAGAAAGATAGTTATAGATAGCTTCCCTTTGATTTCTTGGGTTTTTATCCCATGAGATGAGCATATCGTCATACCAATTTGGATTATCGCATAGCTTTTTAAGTTGTTGTTGAATATACGGTGTCATGATTTGAAGTAATAATATAAGTCCTCGATTAGTTTATCCTGTTCTTCCCATATAGTATCTGATACTACGTATTCTGATACGAAATAGTTATAGAAAGGCCCAAATAGTATTTTTAATACTATGTCCTTGAGTTCGATATTGAGTTGTTCCTCTTCTTCGGTAGAACTGGGTTTGATTGCCTGAAGTTCTGCCTTATAGGATGCCGTAATGGCATCCTTTAGGGTTTGAATATATTCTGGGTTAGTTTCCTTGAGAATACTTAATTGTGATTTGAGTTCTTTACTTATCATGGGGCTTAGCGATTATGGATATGAATCCTTGTGGATATTGAGTATAGAATAATTGATAGTTCCCTGTGGGCAAGAAGACTTGCATTATGTTTGCAAGTAATGGGTAGATTTTCCATTGGTTTTCCTCTAGAAACTTGTCCCAGGCTTCTGATTCTTCGGGATAATTTCCAGAAAGTTGAATGTGATATTCCTTTTGTTCCGGAATAAATAAATTGGTTACTACCTGAATTTCGTCTGATTCCTTTTTGTATTGAGTAATAGGATACCAGATGCCTTCGGTTTTCCATTTATTGAGTTGGAACAAGGACATGCCCTGTTCCAATACGTTTAAGAGTTTATATAAGTTTACCATAGTGATTATTTATTAAGTTGTCTAATGAGTTCTGATGCAGCCAGGGAATCAAAGAGTTGGGTTTCTCTTTTGTCGGATTCCCATTTTTCGAGAGCATTATATGTTGCCGTATATTGAGATATCATGTCCTCATCTTGTTCCTCGTCCTGGATGAATTCCCGGAGATGTTTTTTGAGTCCAGTAATTATGTAATCCTGATGTTCTGGGGTTAATTTGGGAATACCAAATATGATAGCTTCTACCTGTGATGGAGAATAATCATAGTATTGGTCGTCAGCACCCTTTGTTAGATCCATGTGGGAGATAATGTTTTCCTTTAGATTTTCGAATAAGTCTTCCTCAGAAGAATATACGATTATGTAACCAGAGATATAAGAAGCAAGGGGATCATCATCCAGATCAATTGAGTAGACCCAGATATGTTTTGAATCCTTGTTAATGCAGAGACCATCAGCGTAGTCGTAAGTAAAAAATGGGTGGGCAACAAGCAAGTTGCGGATTTCGCTTAAATTTTTTAAATCATTCATAACGTCTATATTTAAAAACTATTTGAGAAATATTTCTCACTTGCAAATATAAATATAATATTTGAATTATATACTATATTTCTATTTCTTTTTATAAATACGGGAGTTCCAGGATGTGTTTGAGATACATCCTGGAACTATTTTGATTAGTACTGCCCCGTGAAATTGATAATGATAAATAATGAAGTATCATTGAAATGAACCGAGATAGTATCTCCATCAGAGTTTGCCATATAATGACCGTTTTCGTTAAGTTCTTTTAGGGATGTTTCCCAATTAGAATTGATATATTGGATGACCTTGTTTTCGAATGCCTCTGATTCTTCGACGTAGATATTAGTATCGGCATCATTATCGGGGTAATTTGAGAAGTTGAGATTAAGAGTTCCCAAATAAGATTCATCCGGATTCGAGATTTCCTGATAGAAATCGTGTCTGTAGAAGAATTGCTTTTGAGTTCCATCGAATTGTTCTTTGATAAAATCCCTGATTTCTGTAATCGTTATCATAATGATTGAGTTTTGTGACCCGTTGCGGGGTCGGATTAATAATAATAATATTATTTCTTTTCTCTTTGCAAATATAAGAATAATATATTATATATGCAAATAAATTTAAAGGAGTCCAGGTTCTAGGTTTTGATAGGGATTTGTACCTGGACTCCCTGGGGATATATTAACGGATTTAGGGATTAGTATAATTTATCGGCCAATAACGGTTCATTATTTGGCTTATTTAGTTTCTCCTTTGAACGTCTTGTAGCCCAGTTCTCATATGGTGTATATTCAAATGTACGCATAGTTTCATCGTATGCAGCATATACCATTCGTTTACGAGAGATTCTCCTTCCGTAAGTTTTCTTAAGATTAGCAAACCAATCTAGATACTCCTGTAAAGAGTTAAAAGTTTCTTTATGCCCGTCTAAATTACTTTTGGGACGGGTTTTCCATGTTGCTTCTATATAGCATTGGTGTAAGGTGATTGATATAAAATATCTGCACCAGGTAGCACTAATGATAGTGCCCGTGGAGATTTCGATCTCCTGGGCAACTAATGGTCTAACGTTATACTTTGTCATGATATTGAGAAATTAAGTTGGAAAATCCAGTTGTTTCTATCGAGTTGATTGAATGATATGAACATCCCATCATTATCGGTGAATTCATTCATGAACCGAATTGCAGCATCCGCTAATTGTCCCTTATAGGGATTAGTATCGGCAGTTATAATTGATTCGAAAGTGAATGTATAATAGGTAGTCTCATATATTTGGATTTGATTTATATCCAAGCAATTGAGTTTGTAATCCTCTTCCAGTTGAATGAGAAGTCCCATTAGAAGATTTAAGAGATGACCCTTTTCATCGGAGTCAAGTTCAAATGTAGATTTCTTGTCTAAGAAATTGCGAACTACCTTAGTTAGTTGTTCGTCTTGATTGTAAGTTACTGAGTTGGTTTTCATATTTTTGTCTATTTTAAAATTGATATGCAAATATAATCATTTTTATTTTAATACTAAAATATATCCCTTTTATTTTTAAAGTGGCTGAGGATGTGTACACGCTATAAAAGGCAGTGGATTAGACTGCCTTTCAAATTTAGAGAACCAGGGTATTCTTGGCATAATTGCAAGCATCCTCAAGGATATATGGAGCAGAAGAGCATAAAGCAGCATAGCCAACTCGATTCAAATCATGATTTTTCTTTTCTAATTCCTCTTTGATTATCTTTTTAAGAGATTCCCCAATCTTCTGAGATAACTCTTGAGATTGATAATAGATTCTCAATTGGTTGATAAGGTCTTTTAGGGCTTCATCACTGGGTGTTAAACATTCAGCCTTATCAAGATCTAGGATTCCATCCCCAAGGTCTTTCCAAATCTCAAACCCAATATGAATTATCTCTTCGGTAAATCCCCCGAACTCTTCATATTCGAGTTTAGTACCCTTATCAAATCCCCAATAATATCTGACTAAAGGTATCAGATATCCCGTTAACCTTTGGGGAACTAGATTCTCTATACAATGGTCCAAAGTAATTGTATAGACCTTATCAGGCCTCAGTGTTACTGCTATCCTGCATATTCGCTTTGTTGTCGGGCTCATAATAATGTAATTTTTGGATTACAGCTTGAATGTAAGTATTCTTTTCTCGGTATTGAAAGATAATCGAAATGAGTACTTCATCTTTTGGTAGCAGCATTTGAATTAAATTCCCGGGTACTACTAAAGTTGGTATACATTTGCAGTCTTCCCTGGAAAAATTCTCGATTATCATTTCGGCTCTTTTTATGGGTTCTGGCTTAGTTGGGTCCAAAGTTAGGATTGGAGCAGTTACGCATTCCTTTAAGCCTTTTGTTAAGGCCTCATGTAACCATTCATCTTGAATAGTTTCGGCATTTAGCATAGTCATTTTAATCATATCCGGAATCTATTTAATGTCCATGTTTCGTATAAACAATTTGCTTCTTTGTTCAAGTTTAGGGTTTTAGCCTTACTAAACACCCAAATCTCATAATCTCTATATTCTAAAGCCAATCTACTGAACTTAGAAGTTTGAAAGATTATTAAACTTGAAGTTCTTGATAGCATGTCAGCATGGCAAGTCACCTTATTCGAAGTAATCTTATCCTTAAAAGCCATTAATAAACTCTCATCTGACTTTTCTTGATTCTCCGTTAGAAGTTTGATAAACTCTACTTCTACATCCTGATTCATGGGTACCTTTCTAAAGGCGAATTTTTCTTTATTTTCCATACGTATCATTTTTAGATAAGAACTCTTGAGCTAGTTCATCTTGAGTTCTTTCGATTATGTTCTTTACTATAGTTTTATTCTCTACTCTAGCCCAGTGTATGAGCATACCAAGTTGATTCTCCATATAAGCATCTATGAGATCTGGATTTTTATAAAATAAGTCCCATTGTTTAAGGAAATTAGCCCGTATTAATCTGAGGTATCTAATGTCATTGATATCAGCCATATCTATATATGGTGATACTCTTTCTTTAGTTTTGACCAATATATCCTCCAGTTGGGATGGGAGGCAAAAACAAGATGGCACCCTAAGATAAGTATTCTCACTTGGTACCAAGTGAGTAAAGGTAAACTTATTGTTAAAAACCGAAAAAGTCGGAAATCTCTTATTGAATATGATAGGTAGTTTGTACAGTAAGAGTACCGGAACAATATCATATATCATGTAATGTTTTCGATATTCCCGATATAAGTCAAAGTAAAGCCTTTCATCAAATTTACCCGATTCTTCCATGATTTTCTGCATAGAAGTATAAACGGATCTCATAGCTTCTTTGAATTCTAAGTTATCGCCCCTAAGTTTGATAAGCTCCTTGGAGCACCGGTTTCGTTTAAATAAGCTCATGTGATTAAAATGTAAAGTTAATGTATATGTCTCGATTTCCCTTGAAGAATTTTTCATGATTAGAGTCATAATACTTATGGCAAGCATAAGATTGAGAATTTCTATCATAATGATCTCTCACCCATACTGGAGCAGTTTCCGTTGGCTTTAATTTAAAGTAAGTACCCTGATTAACCTTGTTAATCTTGGTTTTCTTGTAACAATTGGTCTGTACTTCCATATTTTTGTCTATTTTAAAATTGATATGCAAATATAATTCTTTCTTTTTAAATATGCAATAATCCCATATAACTACGGTAGCTTTTTATTCCGAAGAAATTGAGATGCAAAAGAGCTATTGTCTTCCTCTTCTGGTAATTCTTCTTCGTAGGGATAGAGTTCTGGATCTTCTTCATCTGGGTCTATATTCATTTCTATCTCTCTCCTTAATTCATGATGTTCTTTTGAGAATGAAGACATTGCTCCCTTATAATCATCCGTAATTTGCATTAACTCTGCTTTGTTCAAATTAAGACCCTCTTTACTAGTATCTACTCCTTCTTGTTTAGTAGCAACTACTTCTGGTAAACTACTTAAGTCATACCTTGCCTCTAATAATTTAGCCTCTTCGGTTTTATCCATTACCTTTTGAGATTCTAATACGATTTGACGGGCTTCTTCAACTGTGATAGCATTTTGCTGAGTCACATTGTTCTGTTGATTAAATTGAGCAAATATATTAGTAGTGCTCCCTCCAGTAAGATTACGTACAATTGATTGAAGTGAAGTAGAAGATTCAAGTTTTAATTTAAGTGCTTTTCCTAATTCAGAAGATATGAAAGGTACATATTTTCCACCCTGAGACTCTCTCAAAATGTTAACCTGATGGGCTATCTCCATACGATCTTCCAAGGCCCATGCTAGTTGTTCTCCCATTAAAGCTTGCAATAAATCTTCTGCCTTATCTTTATCCCATATTCTAGAGCTTAATAGCCTATCCCTCATAAATACACGTATGTAATTAATATCTATGCCCATACGATATGAGAAGGTATTAATATCATAGGTAATACCACATAATACACCATTACCCATCAGCCATTGATTGATAATGTAATTATGTATCTTCATCAAAAGACTATCATCAGGATTCTTTTGATATTCTAATGCCATAGCTGTAGTTCCCATGGGTCTTGGGAACCTTACTATCTTACTTTCTTTTTCTGACATACAAATGAGATTTTCGGATATCGGAACTTTCATCATAACCTCTATACTCTAAATCATATCTTACATACAAATTCAAAGATAGGTTATAGAAATATCCCCTATACTTTTTCTTATTCACTGATAAATTAAAAGGTTCACCAGAGATTAAGTCCCTGGTGAATATCAAATTACCTTTCCCCGTTGTTGGGATTTTAAGGCAAAGTTTATAATCTCCTACCTTAAATTTATTGCCATGAAGGTCTAGGATTTCCTTTGCCATATTTTACCTTTTTAGGATTCGAGGGTTTTTTGTCTTGTTTACTACGGTAAGGGTTATTAGGCCTTGGGTCATTTTGGATAATCCCCTTTTGTTCTTCGATTAATTTTTGTACCTCAGGGAATAATTTTTTCCTCAGAGGTACTACCTGCGTAGCGAAAAAGGCATTCCATAATTTCTGAGTAAATGGTTCCCCTACCTTAAGTTTCGAAATTGCCCAGAATTTAGTTTCGAAATTCTTTATTATTTCCTTAAACCGATAATAATAGATATATCCGTACTTTGGATTTATACCTATAGTGGTGTTTTGGCAATAATCTAGAAAATCTTTACCTAATTCAGATATAAACTCTTCCCTTTTAAAATCATAGTTCTCTTGGTCGAGTTTAAATAGTTTGACATAATCTATTGCTTCCATATAACTTTACTTTGTGATTATTAACTTGGGATGTTCATCAGTTATCTGAAATAAATATCCCCTTATATCATCCTCATAGTATGAGGACCAATAAACCCTTCTAATCCGAAAATTATCAAGGATTGCCCCTTTCGGTATGCCCGTAACATAAAGCCTATGCTTAGGCATCATAGGGGTTATTTCAAATTCACCAGTAGTGAGTAAATTACCATAGGTACCATAATCTGGCATATTACCAGTAAAACCTGTAGGTTGTAATACATCCATTACTAAGGTGGTTTGTGGTAATTCTCTTTGATTACCCTTGATTATCAGTTTCGATTTACCTATATATAGGTCTTTTACTATTGTCCCAAACATCTGTATATGATTATGTGAGTGATATCATTTTTCTTGAAGTAGAATTGGTTCTGTGAACGTTCCTCTAACTTCTTTAATTCTCTACGAGATTCAGTACAAATTCTTTCTGACTTCCGAAGTATGTCAGATAGATTATCCCAAATAGGTGCCATAGGTTCTACTGGACCTGCATAAACAATTTTGTGTTTAGCATCAATCTGAGGATATTTTGATTTGTACTGATACTTACCTTTGAGGTAAAGCACATTATACTTTTCTGGTTCGTTTCTTTTTGCGTTTTCCATTTTTGTTATTGTTAATGTAATCGGATATATTATCGAGTTGACCTAAAAGCAATGCTTGAATAAAGATGTGTATAGGCCTGAAAAAGAAATTCCTTACGTTATCGGTATTTATATACCAATCGTAAACGATAAAGAACTTCTTAATCTTGGAGTGCTTAAGTGAATGTTGGATTAGATAGGACTTACAACATCGTTTATGTAATTCTACCAATTCTTTGTCCTGCTTAAGCATCTCTTTATCAGAGAAGATAGTGTAATCCATTTTGTATGAATTGAGATGCCCAGGTAATTATCCCGGGCACCTGGTTAATAAAGGTTTATGCAACTTGTTCTGGTTTGAGGACCTTCTTTTTAAAGTCCTCATAGGCTTTAGCAGCAGCCTTGAATTCCTTGGAGTTCTGGTCCTTGATACGAGCCATTGCAAGTTCCAATCGATGGAGTTCGTTTCGAGTTTGTTGTCTCCATTTCTTCCGAGCAAGAGTATCAACTACATCGGCAGGGTATACGTATTTAACTTCCCGATTAGAAATTACCTGTTCGATGATGGAGGGTTTTTGTTGTTCCTTAACTTCCTTGACAACCTGTTCCTTTTTGGAAGTTTTGGTTTTTGGAGAGAGTTCTACCAATTTAGCATTGGCAAACTTAGTGGCAGCTTCTTGAGCATCTTTTACCAATTCCTTTTTAGTCTTTTTGGCCTTAGGAGCAGAAGCCTCAGTAGTCTTAGAATTTTTAATTCCTTCAAGTTGTTCGGCAACCTTAGTTGCAACCAGGTTAGTAACCTTTGTTTCATTCTTTTTCATAACGTCTATATTAAAATTGTTAATAAAATAAAGTTTATTTCTTTTCTCTATGCAAATATAAGAACTTTATTTTAAATAGAAAAATTTTATTTGAATTATTTTCTATTTGCTCGGGTTAATCGGCTAAGAAGTCGAAGATTTCTGGAGGATAGTTAATTTCATCCTCTGGGTCATTTATGTAATCTTCATAATCCTCGTTATATTTATCGTAAATGTTATCTTGTGATGTATTGGGTACCCTTGTACATCTTTCAGGATATTTCTTTACGAAGTCATAGGCTTCTTGAGTAGTCATTACCTTGTCTGAGGTAAATTCGTAGGTTACATAAGAATAAGTTTCACCCAATCTAGAAACTTCATATTGCTGGTATCCAGATTTCTCAATCTTATAGATTTGATTTTCTGGAATAGTTTCTATTTCTACCCTATACTTATACCATTGTTTCTTTTGCTCCCTTTCTTTTGGTTTAATACCCATGCTATCTGAAAGATAATGTAACCTGGTCAAGGGACTTTCTAAACGAGAAGGAGCAATGCTCACTTCCTCTATGGGGGCATTATTCTTACTCCCTAAGTAAAGTAGCATTGCTCCTATGGCAATTAATAAACCCTTAGTTATTTTAGTTCCGGAGTTCATACCCAGTAGTTTTAAACTTATCTTTGATATTCTTTGCCAAGTATTTACCTTTTGATTCTGCTTGATGTAAACCGTTGCAGATTTCATAAGGTACATCATCGTAGCGATAAACTCGATTACCTTTAAAAGCAACCCAAAGTTGTTGTTTCTTGGAGTCATACCCATATCCCTCAATATTAGAGGATTCGCAAGGAATCATTTCAACTCCCGTGTTCATTTCTACTGATTCTAAGTATTCGTTCTTTTCCATGTCTATATATTTAAAATTTTAAAAGTGTTAGTTCTGGGTGAAATTTGAGATTGGCCTTTTGGAATATTGCCCAAGTACCAAGTACTCCTTGAGAATTGTTATGTACCCATTCATCCTCCATCCTGAATAATATATGGGAGCATACCAGCATTTGGTATTCACTTAACATATTAATCAACTGAGGAGTATTCTCAATCTCTACGTATAATTCAAGATGTTCATCTAATGCCCGTATAATCTCGTCATCTTCAATCTGAAGGAATTTTTTGATTAGGTCTTGGGCAATGTTATTGCCCTTTTTGACATCCTCCTTGATTGAGTTGAGAGATTCGATTTGAATACCAGCGATGAGCTTTACAATGTCTTTTGTTTCCTTGTCCATAGTTAAATTTTTCTTTATGCAAATATACTAAAATTATTTTATATAATATATTCTTTTTATAAATACGGAGGTAAGTGTTAGCGGCTCTTGATTTCCTCTATCTTTTCCTTGATAGAATCTGGGAATACTGCATCATCTACCCATCTCATAAAGAATTTGGAAGGCTTCTTTTCTGGGTTGAGAAGTAATTGCCTTTGTTCTGTAGAAAACTTAATACGTTCGTCTTCTCTCATATATTTAGGAAGTTTAGTGAATTCTGCCTGAGAGAAAGAGATGATATTCTTACCAACTTGAGCCCTTAATGGTTTCTTCCTTTCTTTATAAAGATACGGAACAATTTTCTTCGATGGTCCACCAAGGATGCTAAACCCGAAGATAACCATTGGATCGAATTTATCTGCTTTGGGGTCTTTGGCCCGTTTGATACATCTTGCCATCCAGGAGAATGAATTTGGATATTGCTTATTATCGGTTGCTTCTCCAACATCCTTTTTATCGAACTCAAATCCGGGAAAGTGATAAAGAAAGTCCTCCGTAAGAATAAATATAAATCCCAATTCTCTTAGGTATTTGATAATCTCTTGTTGGCTTTTACCTTCTTCAACCATTTTCTCTACATCTGCAAGAATATCCTCCCTTGGTGATTCAAGATTTTTAATTGTAGTCCCTGCAGGTCTTCCTCTACCAGCAGTTGGTGCCTTAGCGGGTAATACTCCAGTTAGCCTATCTAAGTATTCTTTAAAGTTATCTATATCTTGTTTATTTGTGAGAGTTACTTCTACTCTTACGGGACCCTTATGCTGTACCTTTGGACCCGAGTTCATCTCAGTATAAGCATCTACTAACCTATCAGATAAGGGAGTGCCATTCTCTGATAGTGTAGTGACTCTTAGTTTTGGTTTATATACTTCTTGTTCCATATACCTAATTGTGAGTAAATAAAAAGGCCTGAACAAAATAATATTGCCAGGCCTTTTTTCATTATTAACGAATACTTATATAAAAGGGATTAATCCTCTTCTTTTACGGCCTTTTTCTTCTTTTTATCTTTGGCCTTCTTTTCTTTCTTTTCCGAAGCTGGTTTTTCTTTTACCTTCTTCTCCTTTTTCTCTTTGGTTTCCTTCGGTTCCTTGGGAGCCTTACCTGAGGCAAGCTTTCTTTGCTCCATACGATATTTCTTCTTTTCGGCAGAAGTCATTTCTCTACCATCAATAAGAGGGTAATCGTATTTAGTAGCAGTTTTACCGGCAGATTTCTTTTCCTTCTTCTCTTTGGTTTCAGATTCCTCTTTCTTGCCTTTTTCTTTACTGAGTTTTACCAATTTCTTGGTATTCTCTTGGTCAGCTTCAGGATAGGCAGCAGCAACTTTGTCTCTTTCCTTATTGAGCTTGTTTACAAGTTCGGTAACCTTTTTACCATGTTTCTTGTCTTTGGTCCAATCCTTAGTAGG